GAAAAATTTTCACCAGTTTTATCTGATGAACTTTTTTCACCAGTTTCGGAAAAATCAAAGGCTTTAACCGAGTAAGTGTTTAATTTCCGTTCTCCGCCGGAACGCTCAAGCAACCCCATTTCAACAAGTGATTCACAAGCAGTTATAACCGAACGATTACTAAGCCCTGTCACTTCCATAAACTGGCTAACAGAAATACTGTCTGATTCTTTATTCCACCCCTTTGTTTTGCGAACTACAAACAAGTAACATTTAAGCTCTGCGCACGTGAGTTTTGCCAGTAATTCGTCAATGACGGAATTGGGAATTTGAAACGCATTAGGAATAAATTTACTCATCACGCCGCCACCTTCTCTTGTATAAATTTGCCGTTCCACGTTGTTTTCATTGGCAACAACCCTTTTGCGTACCACTCATAGAGTTTTGCAGCGCCTTTTTTAAGTAACGTTGGCTTGTATTTGATAATCGGATCGCAACCATGCGGGGTAAACTCATTAGCTTCTTCGGTCATATACACATCACGGGCATAAGACGTTACGCGCCATTCACCGCGCTGGTCTCTGTAAAGCCAGTTCTTTTTCTGTAAAAATGCGTTGATTTGCGTTGAATTTACGCCGTTCAGACCTTTTACGAATTGAGGTGCGGTCATTCCCGCTCGGAAGTAATTGCTCATCGCTTCAATGCAATCGGCTTGCTGTTTGTTTTCCAGTTTTAAAACCTCTTCCCGCTCAACAGATTCCGCCAACTCACGCAATGCTGCGGCGTAGTTTTGTGGTAAAAGTGCGGTCGGATTTTGATGACCTGCTAAGCTGTCAAACGTGCGAATAACGTATAAGTGGAATTTCGGACTAATCCACATTGCGTAAGCGTAAACAAGTTCTTTGCTTACGAATGTTCCAAGTCCTTGTTTTGTAAGGATAGACGGAATTCCGTCTTTTGAAATTTCGCCGATTAACTCTTGCGTTTGCTGATTTGATAACCAGTAAGCAGGACGATGACGACTTTCACCACCGCTTGCTTGATGTAAATCATTTAAGCAAAAACGCCCTTGTTCATCTTGGCGAATTTGTGTATCATAAAGCTGTATTTTGGTTTTCATAAAAATTCCTTCGTACAGAACCACGGTTGCCGCCGTGGTTTTTTATTGCCGTTTATTTAGCGAAATAACGCACTCAATCGTGTGTTGTGTCGCCGCCAAGTGTTTATCTAATGCGCGACGGATTTTGTCTTCTTCGTGAGAAGTGATTTCACCGTCTGCTAATGCCGTTTCAAGCACTTCAAACAACAATCCACGCGCGGATTGTTCATGCAGTTGCAGCACGGAAATTTCTACGTTGTCTAACTGGTCTGCTTCAGGGTGCGGTACAAAACAACCGCCGGTTAAACGGCATAATTCTTCCGTGTAATCGGTCAGCCCAAATTCTTGCTGGATAGCAATCAATTCTTCGTCTTTGAACCGCTGCCCTTTCGTCTGATAAAGACGATTGTTCAGCTCTGCCTCCGAAAATCCGAGAAATCCCGCCACCGCACTTTTGCCGCCAGGGATTTTCTCGATCATCTCGATGATGACTTGTTTCATCGCCATAATTTCCCGTCCTTTTTTATGGTTTTCTTTTGCGCCAATATGAGTAAATTAGTTGTCAGTTAAATTTGCTAAGGAATGTAAAATCTGCTTTTCAGTCACCTTGCCTTTTGTAGCCTTAACGATTCGCGGGATATACTTAGCGTTAATACCGCCGCCATTAAGCCAAAAGCTGACGGAAACCTGAGAAACTCCGCATTCTTGACTTAGCTTTACCTGAGAACCGCAAATTGAAATTGCTTTTTCGATTGCCTCGTTCTTCATAGTTCACCTTTAATTAAAATTCTTATATAGAATATAAGATTCATTATAACTTGTAAAGGATTCCTTATTTGATTTTATATAAGTTTATTTATAGGATCGGGCGATTAAGGAGGGTTTTATGAATACACTTGCTGAAAGATTGCAGTTTGCAATGGATAAAATGGGTAAAAACCAAGTTGAATTAGCTGCATTAGCTGGAACATCACAAGTAACGATCAGTAATATTTTGAACGGAGTTACAAAAAGCCCTAGAAATGGCTTACAAATAGCCAAGGCTTTGAAAGTTTCGCCGGAATGGCTCTTAAATGGCACGGGTGACATGGTACAGCCCCAAATAGAATCAAACGTAGCCGAAACAGGCTCATTTGACCTGTGGGACCGTAATACTCCGTTAAACGATGACGAGGTAGAAGTTCCGCTTTTCCAAGAAATCCGATTAGCTGCCGGAAATGGTTTTGCTGATGACATTATGGATTACAACAACTTCAAACTGCGCTTTTCGCGCGCCACATTAAGACGGCAAGGCGTGCAGTATGAAAATGCGGTATGCGTGGTAGCGGACGGTAATTCAATGGAGCCGGTTATTCCGAACGGCGCGACTGTCGGCATCGATACCGGCAATAAAACAATTCGCGACGGCAGTATTTATGCCATTAACCACGGCGGGCTATTGCGGATCAAACTGCTCTACAATATGCCAAACAATCAAATAAAAATCCGTAGCTATAACACAGACGAGTACGACGACGAAATAGCCGATCTCGACGAAGTATCTGTGATTGGTAAGGTGTTTTGGTACTCGGTGTTGTTGTAGCGGTGGAGCATAGGAGTTATTTGTAATATCCACCAAAGCCAGAAGATAAAAAAGGAAAATAATATGACAAATAAAGGGACTACTACGCTTGTAGAAGATTTAAACGAACAAAAACGAAAAGTAGATTTTAATAACTACGATTTCAGTGTTAAAGAGCTCGTTTCTATGGTTGCAGAGGGCATTATTGATATTGCTCCAGAATATCAGCGGCAGTTTAGATGGGATACAAAACGGCAATCAACTCTTATCGAATCATTATTTTTAGGCATTCCTATTCCAAATCTATTTATGGCAACCAATGCTAATGGGACTTGGGAGGTTATTGATGGTGTTCAACGAATAACAACAATGATTCATTTTCTAAATAACAAAGAAGCCAAGCTTAAATCAGGAATCGATACTGAACATAATTTGGAGCTGTCGGACTTAGAAAAACTCTCTCTATTTAATGGAAAGAAATTCGATGATTTACCTCCACAAATCAAACTTGATTTCATATTGAAGCCTCTAAAAGTTACAACCTTAAGCGATAAAAGTGACAAAATGGTAAGGTTTGATCTATTTGAACGGCTAAATACTGGTGGAATTAGATTGACACCTCAAGAAATTAGAAGTTGTGTTTATCGAGGTAAGTTTAATGATTTTATCAAGAAACTAGCAAAGGACGATAATTTTCTCTCTTGTATTAAATTTGATCAAACGCAATTATCTGATGGAACAACAGAAGAAGCGGTATTGCGATTTTTTGCGTTTTTAAATAACTATAAAAATTTTAAATCTAGTGTAATCGGATTCTTAAATGAATATATGCAACAATCGTCAGAAAAATTTGCATATACCATAAACGAAAGAATTTTTAAAAAAACATTTTCTGCATTATCAAAACTACCTCAAGGAATAACAAGCAATCGAAAAGGCGGGCGTGCCTTCCGAGTAAATTTTTATGAAGGAGTTGCTGTAGGTGCGGCATTAGCATTAAAAGAAAAAGGGGCTATCAACTTAGAAAATTTCTACACTTGGATTGAAGATCCTATATTTATTGATGCAACTACGGGAGCAACTAACACCCCCAATAGAGTTAGTACTCGAATTGAGTTTAGTAAGGAACAATTCTTGAAATGAGTAATGATTTTGGTGATATTTTACAAGAAATAGAGGAAAGGTTTAATAAAATCAATAACTTACTTTTTGTTGTGCATAAGTTAGAAAGACGAAAAAACCAGAAAACACTGCATCATCCAAATGCAGGATTTATTTGGGAAACTCAACTAGATACGTTGAAAGGTTTAATTTTTGTTCAGCTATATGGTTGTATTGAATATGCTACTTCTTTATCTATTTCTAGATGCGATGAAATCATAACAAAACAACATTTAAAACTTGATGATTACAAATATTCTCTATTTAGTCGTTTTTTGAATAGTAAATTTGATGCATTACATAATGTTGGAAGGGAAAAAAAATGGCTCAGGAGGCTTGAATTTATGAGTAACCTCAGTCAAAACATAGATATTACAGAAGATATCTGTGTAAACTTAGAGCTCCCAACCGATGGGAAAAATATCAGATATTTACAATTAGAAAGCATTTGGAATACTTTTGGTATACGATCAGATGTACTTCCCTCACCTTCACTTGGACAACGCCTAGGCGATATTGTGGATAATAGAAATAAAATCGCACATGGGAATGTATCACCAGATGAAGTAGGTAAATCACAATCATATATGGATATGCAGAGGCGAACCAATGAAGTAGAAGAAATTTGCAAACATATTATTGAATCATTTTCAAAGTATATCCAACAAAAGGACTACTTAAAATAACCAAGCCGCTCTAGTAGCGGTTTTCTTTTACCTTACTACCACCAAACGCCCACTCATGTAAATCTATATAGATCTGATTTAGATCTAAATAGACTTAAAACATCGCACTTTTCTACCGCACTTTTTCAAAGTGCAGCCCTGTTTCGCCATCTTTTTGCTCAAAAAACAAGCAAACAAACAAAATTCTTTTCTTTAAAAATCAATTAAATATAAGAATATTTATAAAATTTATATAAAATTCTATAAGAAACCGCTTTACTGCGTATAAGATTTCTTATATTATACACCCATCAAAACGAGATACACAAAAAAACAAATAAGGAGCCAAAAATGGAATTCAACAGCTATCAAGAATTAAAAGAATTCATCATCAATGAAGTTTTACAAGATTACGCAAGCAGAGCGGGAAAAACCTTACAAGAAGCAAGAAAACTGTTTGAAACCGTGGACTGGGTAAAAGAAGAAGTGATGGGAAAGGTTTACGACATCGCGCTAAATGTAGCAAGAAACCAAGGTACAAGAATTTAAGAATCTTTACTAAGCCCTTTTAGCGAGGGCTTGAATAAAGGTTTTACAACCAAGCCGAAAGGCAACGCTCTTTAACAATACGATTAAAAACACATTGATTGCCCAATGGTGAGCAGTTAGTAAAAGATCGGACGGCAGATAGACCCGACACTGCAACAGCATTATGACAAAAGACATAATCCGACAATGTGTTTAGCTTAAATATGCCTCCGGCAGTGAATCGGAAATATTGAGCGAGAGCAAACGCGGCTTAGGCGTGACATACCGGAGAGACGGTAAACTGCTGCGGTAGCTTAATAGGTAAAAGCAACCGGCTCATAACCGGAGGATAGTTGAGTTCGAATCTCTCCCGCAGCACCAATTCAAAGCGCATTCTACACAGACCGATCTAATGAGTGCGCACGGTGAAGGGAATGTTCTTGAGTGCGCTTTGAAATGGCAAACATAAAACAAACGAGGTTAAAAATGGAATATGTAACGATTTCCAAATCTGAACATGATTTCTTGGTTACCCAAGCCAAGCGAATAAAATTTATTAGCTGTTACAGACCGACACTGGTGGAAGAAACGGACACTGGAGAATACTCAATTACTGTAAGCACCATGGGAATTATTGACACGCTACGATACAGCAAAGGTATTGAGTGCATCGATCTTGCGATTAAAGATATTCGAGAAATGCAGCAAGTATTTTGGATTTTTGAACCTACGGAAATCTACGCCGGGCGCACGATTGAAGAAATCCTTAATGAATTTTTTAGCGAAGAAGATCGCAAAGAAATTTTGAAAGACAATCTTTACGGCCCAGTTGATTTAAACAAAAAATTCCCAGTCAAGGAAGATATAGGAAGTATCGCAGTAGAAAAGACTATCAAAGAACTACTTGATGAAATGGTGGTTTTTCCTGACGTGGTACTAAGTTCTTATTCATAATTTCAACGGCTCTTGTTTACCGTTTTGGTAAACGGCAGGGATTAAGTTAAACCTTAAATTAGTGAAAAAGCGATTTTGTAGTAAAAAAATTTAGAGGGTTCGACTCCCTCCGAGAGCCAACCAATTTTTTAAACATCAACAACGGAGTAAAAAACATGAAAACTATCGCAATTTTATTAATGACGATAATTATGATGGCTGGATGTACGCCAATCCAGCAAATGACGTTTGATTTAAACGGCGAAAGATACACATACAACTGCGTAACATACACTTATCAATCTTGGTCTAGCGTAATGCCTGTGATGTACTCCGATTTTAATCCAATATCATTACACGTGAAAAAATTGTGTCACGGCAATTAATATTAATCTTTATCGGTCTTAACAGGGGTTGTTAAGAGGGTCGCGCTGATTTAGTCACAGCGGACATTGCTCAAGACGAGCTTACTCGCTAGGGATGACTACCCAAACTTTTGGTTACTGTCTTAGCCGAGCGTGAGGGCTTAAAACTTATGTAATTTTAATTGGTTCCTTATGGTTATTTGCCCGCTGAAATATGCGGGCTTTTTTTTGACCGATGGAACAACACTAAGGAGCAAAAATGAAACTAATTACTACCGCACTTTGCGCAATTATCTCAGGATTAATGATGATGCAAGCAGTTGCATTAATGACGTTACCGGAGCGTAACGCGGTAACTTACACAGATTACAACGACCATTTGGCAAGTGAGCAAATCTCCGCCGAGTGGCAGAGACAAGCTAGTATTGAATGCGGCGATATTCCACGCGCACCAACTGCTGAAGAGTTGCGATATATGAAGAAATACACCGCACAAAAACAAGCGGAATTAGACGAGGTGCGGAAATGAGTTTACAGACGGTATGGGAAAACCGACAAGAAGCCGAATATCACGCACAAATTGAAGCGGCGGAGCAATACGACGTAGAACTTGAAGCAGAAAAATCTCGAATAGATGAAGCGGCAAAAAACGGCGATGAATCACTAATTGACGCAATCAACGACGCAATCGCATTAAGTGATGATGACTTGAATATGCAGTGGTTAGCGATTGGTGCCGGCGCATGGGATAAGTTAGCAGACCTCCGCAACAACGCGATCGAGGTTGTGGCCAAACGAAATTTAAAGGGTAAATATGGCAACTGTAATTGAGAACATGTCGAATGCCGACTATCACGCACATTCAGCAATTAGTAAATCGGGGCTGGACTTAATAGAAAAAAGTCCGGCTCATTTTTTCTACGCAGAGCGGGAAAAAACAAAAGAAATGGTAATTGGTTCAGCATTTCATGACTTGGTTTTACTTCCAGAAACATTTAACGAACTCTACATCATCAAGCCTGCTGACATGAACTTTTCGACAAAAGCAGGTAAAGAATGGAAGCAGCAAGCGGAGGAATTGGGAAAAGAAATTTTGACCGAGGAAGAATTCAATCAAATCAACGCCATGAAAGAAAGTGTACTAGCCCACCATGCGGCGGGGAGACTTTTATCAAACGGCAAGCCTGAAACCTCCATTTTCTGGCAAGATGAAATCGGCGTTGAGTGCCGATGCCGTCCCGACTTTATCAACGTAAACAATGTGATTGTTGACCTTAAAACAACAACCGACGCAAGCCCGAAAGGATTTGCTAAATCTGTTGCTAATTTTCGTTACCACGTCCAAGACGCGTATTACTGCCACGGCTACAAGCACGCTTTCGGCGAACTTCCGCGTGGTTTTGTGTTTGTGGCTATTGAGAAAAAACCACCCTACGCCGTCGGCGTTTACACGCTTGACGACTTGGCGAAAGTGGAAGGCGAAATGCGGTTCAAGGAGAACCTTTTGACCTACAAACAAGCACTGGAAGAAAATGCCTGGCACGCTTTCAGTCAGAAAATTGAAACACTCAGTTTACCGAACTGGGCCTTTAAATCTTAGGAGATAAACAATGACAACAGTCGCTAATGTTTTTGCGCCGGAACCGCAAAAAGAAAAAAACACAGCAATGGTTGAATCTCAATCGGCGCGTGAAAGTCAGGAAGTACAGGCAATGATGGTTATTGCTAAACGTTTCCCGCGCGATCCGATTGATGCAATGGATAGAATCATTAAATCCTGTACTCGCCCAACCTTGGCGCAAAGTGCGGTCTATTCGTACCCGCGCGGAGGGCAAAATGTAGAAGGTCCGTCTATTCGTCTTGCTGAAACCATCGCCCAAGAATGGGGGAATATCCAATATGGAATTCGTGAGTTAAGCCAAGCAAACGGAGAAAGCACGGTGGAAGCCTTTGCTTGGGATATTCAAACCAATACGCGGCAAGTAAAAGTATTCCAAGTGCCGCATGTGCGTTATTCGAAAAAAGGCAAAACCATTCTGACTGATCCGCGCGACATTTACGAGCTTGTAGCAAATAACGGCGCGCGCCGATTAAGAGCCTGTATTTTAGGTGTAATCCCTGGTGACGTAATCGAAGCGGCCGTTGAGCAGTGTTCGGTGACATTAACGGCAAATGCAGACACCTCACAAGAGGGGTTGAAGAAGATGGCTGATTATTTTAGCGAACATTTCGGGATAACAACCGACATGATCGCAAAACGTTATCAGTGTCGGTTCGAATCATTAAGACCAGCCCAAATAGTCCAGTTAAGAAAAATTTCACAATCTTTAAAAGACGGCATGAGTTCTGTTGAAGACTGGTTCGATATTGACTACAAGGCAAATGATTTAAATGCTTTGGTCGATAAAACAGAAACCGAGTAAAACCAATAAACTTAAGGGCTTATAAAAATGGCTAGAAAGATTATACAAATAGCGCACGCCATATCGAGCGACATAAGAGGGGAAACGGTAGTGTTGTGTGATGACGGCACTCTATGGGGCTTGTCAACCTATTCGTCTGACTGGTTTAAATATCCAGATATACCGCAAGATAATCAAAACGAAACACCACAAGCCACTAACGAATAGTGGCTTTTTTATTACTTCAAAATCAATCAACAATCCAAAACAGGAGAAAACAAAATGGCTAAAACAGATGTTCATGAATTCTTAGGCGAATTAGACGCGGGAATCTTTGAAAACAAACTTGCTACCGCACTTTCCGAAGTGGCTTTAGGTGTATTGGCGCACGATAAACAAGGCACAGTGAAAGTTGAATTCACATTGAAGAAAGCGGATAGCGACAATCCGTCAGTTCAAATTCAGCACAAGCTAAGTTATGTCAAACCGACAAAACGCGGTAAGTCTGCCGAAGAAGATACGACCGCAACACCTATGTTCGTTCATAAAGGCGGTGCATTAAGTGTAACCCCTGATAAAGATCAAATGCCAATGTTTCAAGGCAGTGACGATCTGGCATTTGAACAAAAAGCAACATTAAAACGCCCTAATTAATCGCATTAATTATCGGTAATTTTTATCAACAACAAACAAATGGAGATCCAATAATGGAACAAAATTTAAAGCAAATCCAAGACCTGGTGTTATCAAGTATTCGTGTCGGAAATAGCGATTATCCAATCGCAATTCTGCCGGAAAACATGACGGTGCATTCGCTCGAAAAGCACAATAAACACCGTAACAACTTCCGCGCCACGTTCAACACTTATAACTTTAATAGTTTGATTGCTTACGCGAAAGCGCACGAGCAGAAAGACGCACAATGTTTTATTGATGAAAAAAATCTTGGTGCCCAAATTGTGTTTGATGTCGGCAGCCGTGAAGCGCCGTTACACGCTCAACATCGTGCAGTATTGCGAATGGAAAAGACCGCTGCATTTAAAGCATTGTGCGACTTCCAAGGTTCAAAATGCGATCAGCGTGAATTTTCCGAATGGCTAGAAGATTGGAGCGATTACATCACGGCTTATACCGACGATGAAAACAAATTGTCTTTAACAAGCGCAGTCCAAGCAGTGCGCAAAATTACGCTTGATTATGCGCGTAACGAAGAACACGAAGTCGGCGACTTTGCGGCATCTAAATCAGCCATGGAAAGCGTAGAAGCCAAAAGCAAATTGCAGTTACCGAAGTATTTTGTGTTTAACACGCACACATACAAAGGCTTAGATAGTCAAGCATTTACGCTTCGCCTGTCAATCCTTACCGGTGGCAATGCGCCTGTATTGGTGGCGCGTTTAATTAAAGCGGAACAAATTCAGGAAGCCATTGCGAAAGAATTTGCCGAAAAATTAACTGATGCGCTAAAAGATACCGAAATCAAAGTAAATATTGGTACGGTAGAAATTTAATAAATACGCCCACTCTTCGGAGTGGGTATTTTTTAGGTGCGAAGAATGAACGAAATAAACATCAGTATTCCTTATTCATTATTTAAAGAAATGTTTTATTGCTTTGTTGATTTACATTTCAAAACTACCCGTGGCACATCCAAATTTGCAATCGATAGAGCGAAAGAATATTGGATTTTACTTGATGGAGATACTCGAGAGCATATTATTAGACTTTGCGACTCTCCAAATAATGCCCAATTAGCGAAAGAAGAAATACAAGATTTCAAAGCGTGGGCGATAAAAAACCGCGACGCAAAGCAAGATTACAACACACCGCGACCGCTAACTAATGTTCTGCCGGTTATTAATTACAAAAAATGGAGATATTAATGGTTGTTTGGGCTTTATTTGATAGTGGTAATGGGTGCTATACTCAAGCTGCAATGCAATGCAATGCAATAGATATATATCCCGTTGGCATCGACATCGAAAATAAAAACGACCATTTTATCAACCTGAATTTGGCTGATTATTCTCGGATGTTCGGCAATAATATTCTGTTCGATACACTCGACAAGTTACCACGTCCCGATTTAATTATTGCTAGTCCGCCATGTGAAAGCTGGTCTATCGCAAGTGCTATGTGGGGTGGTAACGCTTCGTGGAAACAAGAAACGGGCGCTATCAATCGTGAGTTATCAAAATTCACAGTGCGAAGCCGTAAAGACTATGATTTACCCCACGTCCAATTCAAGTATGACCGCTCATTTATGAATAGGATTAACGGGGAATTGTGTATATACAACACGATTGAAATCATCAAGCGGTATCAGCCGAAAGTCTATGTTATAGAAAATCCTGCAAGTAGTAAGATTTGGCACTACATTAGCGATATTCTAAATTTTGCTATCCAGTTTGATAATTTAGCCCACTACAACTGTTACGGTTATCCACTCAAAAAGCCCACTCGATTTAAGAGTAATATCAATCTACATTTAAAACATGATCGACAGTCAAAGCCATTGCAACAATGGGGAGATTTTGCGAAAAGCTACAACGAACGGTCAAATATCCCACTTGAATTAATTAAGGATATTTACCAGATAACACAGCAGTATTTAACCAACCCCAAAGACGCTCCAAGTGAGCGTCTTTTATTTTGAGGTAATTATGACTTACAAGCCAATTTTAGATGCCTGTTGCGGGTCGCGGATGTTTCATTTTGACAAGCAAAATCCACATGTTTTGTTTGCCGACAATCGCAAGCTAAAAACTACATTTAAGGATAAGGGTAAAGATAGACATCTTACAATTAACCCAGATGTTATACACGATTTCATGGATATGCCCTATCCGGACAAATCTTTCAAATGCGTTATTTTTGACCCTCCTCACTTAATAAAAGGCGGTGATAAATCTTGGTTAGTCAAAAAATACGGACGGCTTGACGAGGATTGGCGGTCGCAGCTTAAAAAGGGCTTTGATGAGTGTATGAGGGTGCTTGATGATTTTGGCACCCTCATTTTCAAGTGGAATGAAACGCAAATAACGGTCAATGAGATTTTAAAAATTATCGGCGTAAATCCAATAATTGGACATAAATCTGGGCGCCTGAATAACACACATTGGATGTTGTTTGTTAAAGGAGCTAATTATATGGAGATGATACAAGATGAGTAAATACTTTAGCTATGACGCCATTGAGGCTGCTTTGTATATCCACGATTCCGAAGAGGAGGCTAAGAAATCGGCGCTAGATGTAGCCGAGGATGGCTATTACCTCGGACCTAGTTGGGATGGCAGTTTCCCGGAGGACCAACAGGATATGATCAAAAATATTTGTTATGGCGTAATTCTGGGTCAGGTCGATTTACCCTGTCGCCCTACCTCCATTGAGGAGGATGGGAAAGAAGCAGCGGAGGAATTTAAATATATAGTACAACCTCCTGTTATTGTTGAATGTGAGCAAAATAACGGCTGGATTAAACGTGAAGATAGATTGCCAAGTGAACACGAATACGTATTAGCCTGGATTGAAAGTAGATATAAGCCAGAATACAAAAGCGTCACGATTACGCATTTTTATGATGGTGAATTTGAAATACAAGCTGCCTGCCATTTTAATGTTTTGTACTGGCAACCACTCCCGCCGCCACCACCAACAGAATAACCAATGACCGCAAAAGTGTGGTCTTTTTTTTAAGGAGAATTTATGAAACCGTTTGATTTACAAGAGGCGCTGAATGGTGCGCCAGTGAAGTTAAAAAATGGTAATAAAGCTTTTATTACTTTTAACTTATCCAATTTAAAAGATTGGAGTAAAGTTACGGACCGACCATTAATTGGTTACTCATTAAATAAATCGGAATCTCTTGAGGATTTGCATTCTTGGACTTTATGTGGTTGGTCCATGGGCGGGAGTGATCTTTTTGACATTATCGGCATGTGGGAAGAACCCGAACTAACGTCAGAACAGGTGCTGGAAAAGGCGTATAGCGAAAATTTGATTGTGTGCTGGGAAAATAATGATGGAGAGCTTTTCGAGGGAGTCCCCGTAGCCAAAACTAAAGATGGTCGATATTTATTTAAAGACTGTTGTGATTTTTTCCTCATTGATAATGAGGGTGGTGTCTGGCTAAAAGATGGAGCGCAAACCACAAAATACAACACAATCACCGTTACGCTGCCTAAGCCGTTTAAACCTAAAGAGGGAGAGGTGTACTACAGCATTTGTGGTTACCATAATGGGATGATAGACGAAATGCACGCAAATTGCATGACGCACATTTCCATTCTAAGCGGTAATTGTTTCCGCACCGAATCTGACGCTAAAGCATGGCTTGATGCCATGAAAAACGCTTTAGATGATTAATTTAGACCGCACTTTAACAGGTGCGGTTATTTTTTGGAGATAAATTATGAACTACACAAAAAGACCGGTAACAATTCAGGCGTGGCAATTAACGTTAAATAATGTTTCGAATGGCATTCCAGAATTATTCCAAAATGACGCTATTAAAATTCGTTCTGATATTGCTTCTGTCAACGCAATAATTCACACCCTTGAAGGGGACATGAAAGCGGATCATTTTGACTACATTATCCGTGGTGTAAACGGCGAATTCTACCCGTGCAAACCTGATATTTTCGAAAAAACTTATATGCCAGATCTAAATATTGAAGACTATATCGATCGTATTCGTGCTCTTGCAAACAATCGAGATGTTGAGAGAACACATATTGAAGCTGATAAAATCTTGTGTGAAGTACTGAAAACTCTTGGGCAAGGTGAATTGGTCGAAGAATTTGAAAAATTAGAAAAATGGTATGCGTAATAACGCAAGATGATATGACCGTCCGAAAGGGCGGTTTTTTTATTAACTCAATATAGGAGAAAACAATGAACAGTATTAATACTGAATTCTTGAAACAGCAGATTGCAGATACGGCATATCATCAACTGGATGGGACAACAATCACTATTGCTGTTATCAAGTTGCATTCCGGATTTACAGTTACCGGTGAAAGTGCTTGTGTAGATCCAAATAACTTCGACGTGGAAATTGGCAAAAAGATTGCTTATGAAAACGCTTTTGACAAGTTATGGCAACTCTTTGGTTTTGAGCTTAAGCAAAAAATCGGCGGCGATTGGATTTATCGGTTGCAACGTGAACGCAACGAATTGGCTGAACGACTTGATAAGTTAAAAGTCTATCTTGACGGAATGAAGGAATGTGATCCCGACCGATTGAAGTTATTGAATAAACAAGTGAGTGCTATGGATGATTACCTCGATATTTTAAATCAACGTCTAGCGTATGTCTAAAAGCTAAACATAAAGCCTCTTGCCAAAAATGCAAGAGGTTTTTTTATTGGAGAGAATATGGAAAAAATCAAACTATCAGAAAAAGCAGAAAAAGAAATTGTCAATGCCGCGAAAATGGCCGCACTGTCTAATTTGACAGAAAAAAGCCAAAACTTACTAACAATCGAAGACATTGCAATCTTTATTAATCGTCACTACCAAACTGTAGCAAATAAAATTTCTAAATTACCGTCATTTCCAAAACCGGTTAAACTCGAAAAAGAAAACAATGCTCGACCACGTTATATCGCCGGTGAAGTGGTGCGCTGGTGTCGTATTAATGCAAAACGTTTATCAATCTAACAACTCCGCCACTTCTTCCATATTAGAGGCATAATAGACATTTTGAAGAATTGAGATGTCTTTATGATTCTGAGCCATAAATAAATATCACCATTATCAAAATTGATCTATACTACAAGAAATAGGTAGCGATAGAAAAATATTATATGTTCGTTGCGTCAGTCTTAAAGAGTGTTTACGCCAAAATTACGCCAAAACACAACTTTATTCATTATAAACAATAGGATAAGTAACTGACCCTAGGCACCAATGATAAGTTTCATAGAGTTTCCAAGCCGCTTTAAAAAGCGGCTTTTTTATTGTCTAAACAACGTAAAATCAATAACTTAAAATCACTTTAAAGCTACAACCACATCCTTTGCTCTCGCGCTTAATTGTTATTTTTTACGTATTTTTATATACTTTTACGCCCAGATTACGCCAAAACTACGCCGAATTTAGGCGTAAGTTACGCCAAAATAAGGAGTCAAAGTATGGCAACAATCCGTAAACGTGGTGATAAGTGGCGCGTTGAGATTTATAAAAATGGCATTCGCCGCTCAAAAACCTGTGCGACAAAGTCAGAAGCTATGTTATGGGGCGCGGAAGAAGAAAATAAGATTGCGTTGCAAGCGGAAGGGTTGCAACCTGATACCTTGTTTAGTGATGTGATTAAGCGATACCTTAATGAGATTACCCCCACAAAACGCGGTGAAAAACACGAATTTAACCGGCTTACTCGTTTTTTACGCCACCCCATTACAGATAAGTACATTTCAGATGTTACACGGCAAGATTTAGAATTATGGATTGCTGAACGATTGCGGACGGTAAAAGGTGAAAGTGTTCGTCGTGAACTTTCAACGATTGGTCATATTTTTAAGGTGGCATTAGAACGTTGGGGGTATATTCAGAAAAGCCCTATGGTTGGTTTGCAGTTGCCGGAAGGGAGTAAACCTCGAACCCAGCGATTTTCACAGGAAGATATTGATGCGATATTGTATGTAAGCAGTTATGCTGATACGCTTTCAACCGCCCGCGCGAGAACCGGTGCAGCAATGTTATTTGCGATTGAAACAGCAATGCGTGCCGGTGAAATTTGTAATTTAACGTGGGAAAATGTCAACCTTGAAAAGCGCACAGCGTTCTTGCCGATGACAAAGAACGGAACATCGAGAACCATACCGCTGACTAAAAGTGCGGTTGCAATTCTCGAGCGTTTAAGAATGGAAGTGGGGACGGAGGGAGCTTGTTTTCAACTTAAATCCAATATTCTTGATGCAACTTTCCGTAAATTAAAAAAAATGGCAATGCGTGAATATTTGCATTTTCACGATACCCGGCGAGAAGCGCTAACAAGATTATCAAGAAAAGTAGATGTGATGACGTTGGCGAAAATATCTGGGCATAAAGACATTTCAATTTTACAAAATGTCTATTACGCCCCTAACATGGAAGAGGTGGCGGAATTGTTAGATTAAGATAGAAGCGCAAGAAACCTTGTGCTTTTGTTTTAGAAAGGTCGCTGGATAAATGTGGAAGGAGTGTATTGATTCCGTTTTTCAGCCCACTCTTTTGCTTCTTCGGAGGCCTTGGCAAAATTCACTCGAGATTGTTCTTCCTGTTTTTGTTTAGCCAATTGAGCAACCTCTTTCGCAGAAAGGTTGTTCATATCAACTATGTTCCGCTGAGGTGGAGCTATCGTAGGCTTCACTTCTTGCACTTCCGGCACCTTTGGTTTTGGATTAAATAAATCCATATCCCCGCCGCTTGTCATGTAAAGCGCATTCCCCATCTGATCTGCACCTTTGAATGCAGCAATAGTATCAGGGCGTTTCAAGTAATTAGATCGCTCGTTGGCTAAGTTATTGATTCGCTCTGTAATGGCATCTTTCTGTGCTTTATCCTCTGTTACCGCCAGTTTTTCTTGAAGAGAATTTAACTGCGTATCATAAACCCCTAGGACTTGCATTGCTCCGGTTAAGTTCTTTTGCGCCTGAGAATTTCCATCACCTGAGCCACTTCGAGAATATTGAGCAGAAATACGCGCTCTTGCGACAGCTTCTGAAATGGAGTTACGAGATCTGTGATCTTCCAACTCAAAATCATGCTGACGCTGTTTATCGGCTTCTTTTGCGCGCCAGTCTAACAACTTGTCCGTCTCTTCACTCTTCCATCCTTGTTCTACATTTTTAATAATACCTGCGCCAAGACCTTGCGCCATTGCGGCTAAAATACCACCAAATCCCATAGATTACGCCCCTTGTTGTTGCATTGCTTATTGTCCACCTTGCATTTGTGCTTGGCGTTGGTTTTCCATTTCAGCCACTTTGTTGATCATGTCAACGTATTGCTGTTCTTCTTCCGGTGGTAACATGCCGTTTGACGCCTCACCAAATTGATCTAATGCACTCATCAAAATATCAATCAGCACATCGTCGATTTGCTCTTCCGGAACTCCGACTTGTTGCAATAATTGCATAGCTAAGTCTTTGGCTACCTGCATCATCACTTGCGGTGGAATGGTTTTGCCGTTTTGTTGTGCTGCTTGCAAATTTGCAATCATCGCTGTTGCGACTAAATCCGCAATGCCTTCAACCGGGCCTTTTTGTTGGATTCGCTCATGTGCCACATTTGCAATGGCATTCATGGAATTCTCCATTACCATTTGATACATCTGTGCCATTCCGCCTTGTGGATTTTGCGCTTGGTCTTGTTGTGGTTGCGCCTGCTGTGTCATTGAATCTAAAATACCCATTTGTTACCTCTACTTGATAGTAATGTTTTTCCAAAAATTAGCGAGTGTCGGAATAGCGTTGATAAGATTTTGATTACGAGAAGAATTAACACCTTGGATGGCCTGTTCGTGCATTTTCCGCAAAATGCCTTTCGGTTCTTCCTTGCTACCATCGCCAAGACTTTGATAGCCTCTATTTTGGCGACCATCCATGTATGATTGAAACTCTGAAACATCCTTGAAGTCTTTGGCAGTATCTATAAGCGCCTTGTTGTCGCTGTAAATACTGTTTAATGAACTAAAAGCACCTATAGGGTTGGTAAGAGCATCAACAGCCCCCGCTATAAATCCTCGAGCTTTATCTTCCAAATCATCTCTATGGGCATTTTTTTGGGAGGCATATGTGCCATACGCTCCATCATACATAGCTCTACCTTCTTTAGATAAAGAGTCTCTTGATTGTTGCCCTGCGACAGCATTTGCAGCATCTCCAATCTTCCCAATTAAAGCTCCGGCCGCAACTCCCATCAATGCTTTACCTGGACTGGTAGCTTTACTTATAATGCCTTCAGCTACTGGCTGTGAATACATTCCACCAATTGCATTGAGCGCTGTAGTTCGGTTGGTATCTTTAATAAAATCATGCGCCGCAATATTCTTAGCATGCTGAAAATTTTCAGCGGCATACTTATCAAAAATATTCGGCGTGTAATTTGGATCTATGTTAGGGCTATAAGAACCTTTTACCGATGCCGATGGATTTGTTACCTGCGCCAAGGTGTTATTGGTTAGTGAATTATGTTTGCTTGAACCAATAGAACTACGAGTGTTATTCACGGCACCGCTTATTGCGCTTCGCCCGCCGCCCCAGCCGCTAGAATTTCGATCATTGAATGCGTTAGTATATGATTCGTCTTTTCCATATCTAGAAAGGTGGCGATCCATTCTATCTCTAGTGCTTTCATATCCGTCGCCGCTATCATGCTCAGACCATCCACCACCAAGATCTCCACCTCTCTCATACCCGGCGTTATCCATCATTTCGCCATGGCTATCAGATATTCTCCCCATATCTATACACCTCTCGCGTCAGAACGTTTTTTCATCTCGGTTAAAATTCCGCCTGTAGCAAGATTCGGCGTATTATCTACCACAAGATTGCGATAACTTGTATCGGCGTCAGGTACGGCAGAATATTGCGACTTTAACTGGTCCTGCATATTCAATAATTCCCGCTGTTGTTTCATTAAATCTCTATTGGCCTCTTTCTGCGCAAAGTAACCGCCAATTCCGCCAATTGCATTCCCCAACAAATTTGTCGCAGCTTTATTTTTATCCATCCAATTAAGTGCATTGGTAGCCCAACCATTTAATTTTGCCCCATTTTCTGTTGAATCAAATGCGCCTGTAATTGCACTCCATGCAGTATCCCAAAATGCCATAATTTACCTCCTATGAAATATTAATTGATGGTACGCCAAGATTCGGAAATGACGACCAGTTTTGCTTAGTAGTTGGTATTCCTTGGAAGAATCGAGACATAAAGTTCAACTCTGAATCTCGACTTTCTTTGAGCATCTTAATCGCATTCTTCTTATCCTCTTCTTTCATGTTGGCGTTATTTAGAATAGATGCGATCTGAGCGTCAAAGTTATTCGTTATTTGTTGAGCAAAATCGATTGATTTACCAATCGTATTAGCGGCAACTTGAGCATTTAGATTTTTCATCTCGTTTTCATGGTTTAGATTAGCCAAGTCACGCTGATGCGTTCTGTCTAATGCGGTCTGAGAAGCGGTAAATTGGTTCTGTGCCTGGTTTAATCGACTTTGATTGCTATAAGCTAAGTCAGATTGTAATTGCGCCAATCCGCGTTGATGGCCGCGATCTAATTCAGCCTGTGATGCAGCAAATTGATTTTGAGCCTGATTCAGTTTACTTTGGTTTTGGAAATTTAAATCAGCTTGTAAGCGAGTTTGTTTTTCCGCAAACGCATTCTGTGTATCTTGGCTTGCAATTGGCATAGCCGCATCTAACATCGCACGTTGAGCCGATTCAGCGCCAATGGTTGAATTTTGTAAACCTCGATTAGCAGCAATACGTTCACCTTTAGCCGCCGCACTATTCATCAATAAAGAATTACTGTTCAGAATATTGGCGACATTGCCCGCCATGGTTTGAGAATTATCCTGCGCCGGCGTTTGTGAAACTGTTGGTGCTTGTGGTTGTTTCTTGTTTAACGCGTCTGTCATTGATCCTAGAATTGACATACTTTCTCCAATAAAAAGAAAGACCGCTTATTTAGCGGTCTCTTGTTGAAAATTTATTTAATTATTACTGACGGTGGTAAAAACAACAGCAAGCTGATTCGGACTAAACCGCCAACCTTGGTTGCAGTCTTTGATTGCGTTAAAACACCATTCGGAGCAAAAATATCTAGAGCGTTTTTGTTTGACACCTAAAACGATACCAAATACTCCCCACCAGTCGTATTTACAGCCCAAAGTGCGGTTAAAATAGATCTTAATTTGCTCCTCAGTCACATCGTTGAGCGGTATTAAATCCCATTTTACACTATCAGACACATCAATTTGCTTGCTGCGCACACCGCCATCTTGTACAGACGCGGAATAACAGTCGTAAACATTTACACCACTCTCAATAGCAATCTCGCAATGAGAGTATTTGCCTTTGGTAAAAAATCGCGTAATACGGTCGGCAATCGCCTTGAGCGGCTCTTTGTGCCAGTCACGTTTGTGTTTGTACATCGCCAAATACACCTTAGCCATTTTGATATGCCTCCATCAGTAGGTCCATTTGATTGATTATGTCGTCATAGATCGCTTGTGTTTGTTCAAGCGTGAGATTGGTTGCTTTAAGCTCATACTTACGCATACGTTGATTTGCTAATTCGACTTGCAGTTTTTCCAACCCAGCGGCTTGCGTCAAAATAAGATTTGTAGCTGTTTTATTATCCAACCCGGCACGTTGAGCAAAATCCGTGATATAACGGCTACATTCGCCTTCATAATTTGCTGATTTAAAGGCTTCTGCCGCCGCTTGTCGTTCGCGGTACTCGCTTTCAAAGCGTGTCCATTGGCTGTATATTTTTGCTGCGTGGTCATCAATGCCGTCCATTAACTTTTTAACAACCTCTTGATTGGCACTCGCATCCTTGTCAACAAGGACATATTGACCACCTCTTAAAACAAGCTGCTTTGTATTAATGACGTTTTCGCTTTCGACATCAATTTCGACAAATTCTGCGGTGTTTGATGGCACCGGGAAAATTTGATATTGATTAAGATCTGATTTTAAAAAATATACTTTCATTTTTTAATCGCTCACCGTAATTGCTTTGAGGTAATATCCGGAACTATCAACTAACTTGATTTGTTTTTCGTTTACAATCTCAATTTTAAGATTGCGCCAACCTCCATCCCAATATGCTGCATAGGCAAACCGTGAGCGGCCAACATCTTGTATAGTGTTATCAATGTAACAAGACACCGTGTTTACATCATTGCTACCTAATGTATGCCCGCTTGATGACTGCAAATAAAACACTAGATTTTTATTTGTTACACTCTCTGATAGTGTGAGTACACCACTACCATTAGTTACATTTCCTTGCCAAATCTTGCGCGTGGTGGTTTCTTTATTTTTTAATATAGATAATTGGTTTTTAAGCTCTAGAGATAGCTGTTCGTTTTGATTTAACTGTCGCTCAACTTGCTGGGTTTTTGTGTTAAGTTGTTGGATGTCTTGCGCCAAATGCCCCGCATCTAATGCACCGATATTGACAACGTCACCGTGCGATTTAATCCAAAATACGACATCATCAAACGCATTGACGGCTTTGATACACAGTTTTAATACAATTGATTTTGGTCTGTTTTCATCCGCCGTCGGGACAACTCTTGATGCATCAAAATCAAATGAGACTGATTGTTCTCCAGCTCCTCCAGAATCACTTGACCATGCGCGATTAGCATACGCTGTGCTTATTGCGCCCGTAGCTATCATTTTACCTTCAAACACTTGACTTCCGATTCCTAAATGTGCCCCATCAAGTTTACCGGTAATATTTCGGATAGCATCATCTTGTGTTTTACCCGCTTGCAAACCATTGCCCGCATTACGAATAAATCTATCCGCCGCTTTTGGCACCGCAGAAATTGAGCCGTATTTAGTGACTAAATGACGGTATAGCTCTGGATAGCGTTGCTGTGTGACTTGTGCGCTAATATCATCAAACGCAATCCATCCGGCGGGGATTGCGTCGGTAGCAAAATACGCCGTCATCCCAACATCTGAGAGGGTTAAATCGGGCAACGTGTTTGAGTTGCCAAGTACTTTGTACAAATCCGGAAACGCGGATGCGTTAAACGTTGAGCCGTTTGCTCTCAAAAATCCGTTAGGATTTGTTACTGCAGTAGGAAATGCGACGATTGAGCCAACCGGCAAGCCTTTTTTCGCGGCTTCGCCAACGGCAAATTCGGATGCAAATTTGTTTTTGTCTGTGCCGTCAGTTTTATGCGATATAGGTAAAATGCCAGGCTCGGTTTCTGTTGCTCGTTTTGCTGTCCATTTTGTATTGGCAAGATTTTCAGCATTCACAGCCTTATCGTAAGCGGTTTTAACTGCAGCTGATGTTGCCACATTTTCATTACTATTGCTGTTTACTGCTGATGAGCGTTTGTTAAGTGGGATATAGTTATTCAGCGCAAGACGTAGGGTGGCAATGCCTTGCGCAAGGAATTTACCTGCTTTTGCTGTTAGCCCAAGCGTTTCACTATCAAGTCCGGTATCACTTGTTAATCGTGTAACCCCATCTTGTGTAGTTGATGCGCGCGGAACGTTTTTAACTTTGTTGTAATCAATTTCCCCTATAGCGGCACTAGCCGCCTTGTCCGAGTATGTTTTAGCTTCTTCCGCCTTTTGGGCCGCAATGTTCGCGCTATTTTCCGCCGCAGATGCGGCAGTAGATAAGCTTAGTGCAGATTGTTCTGCTTTTGTGGCATAGTGATACGAAGAATATTTGTCACCAGAAACGGCTTCATTAACAGGATTGGATGCCCATTTTCTAGCCCAATCTTCCGATTCATCAGCAGAGCGACTACTTTCGGCGGCGGAGGTGGCTGATTGCGTAGCGGAATTCGCCTGATTGATTGCGGTTTGCGTATTTGTTGCAACGGACTGTGTGTGTTTTGCAACTTGTTGCGCATTTTCTAATACTTCATCTCGTGCGTTATTTACGCTCTTTTCGGTTTTGGTGAGCATACTGTATGGCACAGGATGATTTGGCTCTGTTGGGTCTGGAATTACGGGGCTAGCCGCAAAGCCTTTGCCGTCGTCACGCAATTCAGGAATTAGATCAAGAACTGCCTGAATTGCATCGAATTCATCGGAAACTGCCGCACCGTCCGCCTTGGTGTATGGAGTAAACTGATGGGTGCGTTTATATCGGTTTTTCTTAGACACGATAATTTCTCCGGGTAATGTAATTTAGAATAATGCCGCTGATCTCGAATTGAGGTGAATAAATAGATGTGCCGGAAAATGACAAGGCAATGTTTCGACTATAACCAGACAAATGGAATGTTGGCGTTGAATAATCTTCAGCAGACCAAAGAAAGTCATTCCAAAATGAATCATTCCACCGCCCGCCACCACCTGCAATTTGTAAATCTTTACTGAGTGTAGAAGCATGGTAATTGGAGTTGTAGTCAAGGTCGAACCGATAACTTAACTTTGATTTACCTTCAGTTGTCGCCTGTAGCTCTGCGCTATGCCAACTTTTAATCAATGTCGGAGAACCGCAATGATTAAACGCCATCTTCACAATCCAATCAATTTGCTTGCCTGAAAAGGAATAGCAATTATCGGATTGACGGTAAACCTTACCATCATTAAATGCCATATAGACGTTATCAGGGGACTGCCAAATACCCTTTACTAGCTCAGGATAAGTAAAGAATGTACTTCTTGTTGAGCCATCTGGTTGTAACATAACGCATAAGTGGCGACCTTCGGCAGAATAAAAGCGAATCTGATTGGATTTAGGTTTGGTGGAGGAATAAACAATGTTGTAATGTTGTTTATCAAAGCCAAGTTTGCGGTTTGCATCGACTTCACTTAATTTGAAATCTCCAAATTGCTCTGTCTGGTCAATTCTAGTGATGCCGTTTTTGCTTATTGCTAGTGGGACAAAAGAGGTTTGCAATGTACCTGGATGAATACCAACAGAAGAAATATCCTTCATTGCCCAGTCGTCACGACCGGAACCATAAAGTCCCGCTGTTTTATTTCGACAGCCAATAATTAACACTCCTCCAGTGGTTGAGGAAAGAGCAGTAATTTCATCGCCTAAACCGAATTGTTCTGAGCCAAGCAACACTGACCATTTATTAGGGCGTCCAACCAATGAATGTCCTAACTGACCACCAGGGAAAGAGGCGAATAGGTGATTGCGGTGCGCGCAAATATATTGAGGGCTATCGTTGTTAACAAGTATTGGCACAATAACCCCATCCGGGCGCACTTCAATAATTTGTTCACCATTGCAACCATAGGCATAAAACGTATTCGAACTACCATAAAAATTATGGTAGATGAATTGCCAGTCTTTACCTTTCGATAGAGTAACTGCATTACAATTTTCCACGGTAGCAGCAGTAACTCCATTAATTTGTAATGGTTGATTAGCACTCACGGATTGAGATAAAACAACATAACCAGACGCACTATCCGGTGCGAGCGCAACCGAATGAATGACACCTTTCACAGATCCTGATGTAAAACTTACATGCTCTAACAAGTTTTCAGGTTTAACCAGACTTTTCAGCTTTACAAGATAAGTCGCAGGAACCGCAGACCAACCATTATTTGAGCTGATAAATGCACCGCAATGTTCACTATTGTCACGAAAGGCAATCACTTCTCCACTTAATTCAACCACGCCACGGATTTTTTCTGTACCGGGAACAATAGAAACAGAATCAACTCCAATCTGGAATGCCATACTTCGATAGCGCAAATCTTCTTCAAGTTCACCATCGAATGAGCTATTTACATACGCAGCAGTGAAACTCATGCCATTGATAGCAAAACTCATGCCATTAACTATGTTGATAGGCTTGAGAAAGGCAACCACAAAAGCATTATCCAGCACATCAACAACCTGATATTGCTTTCCTTCATGCACAAACGTTTGTTCATGAAACCTTTCCTTACTATGCACTTCTCCAACAACCAAAACTGCATACGCCATTTCTGACGGAATCATTTTTCCGTCAATACATTCATAGCCCTCAATTCGAGAAAAACCACCTCCATAATTAGGTTGCACATTCAACGCACTGATCGCTTCGCTATTTGCTTTTGCAATCGGTGGAGTGGTTAAATCCATGCCACCGCTAATCGCAACAAACTGCGATTGAATTCGTGGAAGTTGTGCCATTTATTTACCTAAAGATGGAGTTGGCAAAAATTGAGAGCAGAACAAATGAAGATATTTATCCCATTCATTCTGACCGCGCATGACTAATTCCTGCGCATTTTGAGATAAGGCTTTACCTTGCATGGCGTAATAAACAATCGCAACATGTAACTGTTCGGGAATGAATGGCGTGTCGGAGGTGGTTTCTAAATACTGTAAATTTTCAGCAGAAAAACCATCACTCCAAAACGATTCATTCCATGGGCGTAAGGATTGAATATCCAGCCACGCTTCACGAATTGCATCAACATACTCAAGGTTACGACCGGTTTGATTGGTGACGTTACGAGGACCTTCGCCCGTATCGTTCATTTCACGGCGTAAGCGTTGAGCAAGTTGTAAGAAATTCATTAAGCATCACCAAGTACGGTAATGGAATAGCGAGGGGCAAAGTATTGTTTCAGTGAGCCGTCTTTGTTTTGCTCAAAACGCACTTCACCCGCTTTGGATAATAAGATATAAGCCGGCTCAGGAATTGATACTTCTTCGCCGCGTTTAATTAACGCATCCCACTCACCAATACTAACGTAAACATCGCTTCGGTCAGTTTCGCTTGGCGCAATGATAATACGCACCCGTTTATGCGCAGTGATCGGTAAATCTTCCAATTTGGTTTCTTTCGGTGGTTGAGCTGGCGCATCGGGGCGAATTAAGCCGTTAGCGGTTTCGAAATCAAGAACAGCCTGTACTAATTCTTCTTTTTTACCGTCTTTTTCAATGCCGCAATGTTCGCGCAAGTGATTAACTAAATCATCTTTGCTTGCTTTTTTTAGATCGATAAATGGATATGACATAGATTTCCTCATTAAAAAAGAAAGCCCTCACGAGGAGGGCTTGAGTTTCAAATTAAAGTGCGGTTGCGGCGACTTCCAAACGAACTAACCACGCATCATTCAAGATTTTACCAGCCCACCAAGTTTTCCAACCGACGGAACCAGTTTGACCAAGTTCATCGCCTTTTTCGGCTTTGCCAGGATTACGCACTAAAATTTGTGCGGCATCTTTGCCTTTTAATGGGCAAACTGCATAGGCTTCTTGACCGAAAATCACGATTTTGTACACGTCAGCATTTGTGCCCCCAGTGGATAGCACTTTACCAGTGGCGGTCGCGCCGGCGTTTGCTGTCGGAGTAAGTAATGGCGTGGTGATGAAACGCACATTTTCTACTGTACCGAACTCTTGCGGAACGATCGGCTGACGAGAGCCATATTCAGCGACTGGGGTAAAACCTGGTAAATTGCGAATATCCGCTTCCAAATCTGTGTGGCAAACAGCGATATAAGCCGCTTCAATCGGTTTAGTGCCGTATTTGATTGAGCCATCCAAAATATTTGTTTTTTTCTTCGCTCGGTTGCGTTGTAATTTACGCACTGCTGCACGGACATGTTCTAATTTCAAGGTGGTATTAACTTGCGAAGTTTGTGTGCCGTTGGCAAAAATCACGTTAGTACCACCGCTGATCGCACCCCAAGTCGCAAGCTCAGTGGTTTCTGCGGCTTGCTCACCGGAAAGCATGACCATATCGGACAATACGGGATCTTCGTGAGTGTCTTGAATTACATCAGTGATTTCAGTCCACGCACCATATTGCTGCAAACGACATTCCACATCTTCATACACCATTTTTTGGGATTCAGGGCGAACACCTTCAGTTAATGGGGCTAAAGCCGGAGCGTGCGGTTTTGGACGGCGGAATTTAATCACTTGAGATTTGTTTTGTGGGATCGGTTTGGTTTGACCAAGTTTAGTCAAAACCGATACCGGCTCAGCGTGAGCTAACATTTTAGCTTCTGCATACACTTGTGTGCGTTGAGAAATATCCGTAGATTTAGTTGTAGCCATAATAATTTTCCTCAAATGAACTAACTATCGCTGCTTAGCAAATTGAGCAGCTAATTGATCGAATAACGCATCTTCATCAATTTCATCACCGCCTTTTGGCGCACTGCGACCCGTTGGGAGCGACATGGCGGACAATTGTTGAGAGCGTTTATTACGCTGCTCAGTGATGGAAGATGTCGCACGTTTGTACTCGTTGAGTAAATAAATCGCATCTTGCGGATCGTCAGAGCTAAACATTGCTTTGACGCCATTTGGTTGCGTATCTACCCAACGATGGAACATTGGATCGCGCAAGATATTATCGGCATCAGGAACAGCTTGAGTGACCAAAGAAATTGAAGTATCAAGCTGTTGCTGTTCGAAATCTTGCACATTGGCATCCACCATTTGAGCAATCGGAGCAGAAATATCTTCAAGGCGTTTGTTTTGTCCGGCGACAAAGCGGGACATGAAATCGGCGACTTCGGGATAGTCAGCGCGTAAACTTTCAAGCTCACCATCAAAGGTAGATTGATTTTGTTTGAGCTGTTCCAAAGCAGCTTGTGCCTGTTGATATTTCTTAGAAAGCGCGCCAACACGACCGCGTTGAGACTTAGCCATGTGTTCATAGCGCTCTTTGTCTGCTTTCATTGAGCGGAAGTGTTCTTTCACTTCATCAGTGGCATTTTTCAACCATTCAGGTTCTTCCTCTTGCGCAACCGGCTGTTGCGGGGTGCTTTCTTGAGGAGGATTTTCCTCACGCTGATCAGGCATGGTCTGAACATTGTCATTTGCGACAGATGGCTCGTTGTTGGCAGTTAGTCCACCTGATTCAAGTTGATTAGCGGCTTCATCAAAAGCGGCGTCAGCATTAAATTCTACGGTGTCTTGATTTTCCATGTATTACCTCATTAAGCGGCATAAAGCGGCTTGTGATAATTCGTTGATAATAAAAAACCCGCTACGGTGAGCGGGTCTATGATTGATGATCCAGTTCTGAGACCAGATCTTGTAATTCTTTAATTTTGCCTCGGAGAATATTGTATTGTTGAGGAGTGAGTCCCTCCTCGCACAAGTCCTGCTTATATTCAATAATCCGGGTATTCAGATAAACAATCAGTGATTTTCTATCTGCTTCATTCTGCAATTTTAGCTCTTGCATAAAAACTCCAACAAAAAAGCCGAACTGCATTTCTACAATTCGGCTATTGTGGGAAATTCTACTGCAAATATTTTGTTTGTCAATAGATTAGTTTGTATTCAACCCCTCCATCATGCGGTATTTACGCAACATCTGAGCTTGCACTCTGCTCATGTCTTTATTGTAACGTTTAATGCCGTTTTCATAAGCTACGGCACTAATTTGGCCTGCTCGTAATGCGCGAGTAAGATTTGCTTTTTCGCTTCGCATGGTTTGTGTTGTGCTTTTATCTTGTTCGTAGAATCTGATCAGCTTACGTTTATCGTCATCTAGCCAACCATCTAACGCACCACGGTTCTTTCTTGATTCATATTCTGTCGCCACTTTTCTCGCTTCTTCGCTCGCTTCGTAATAACGACTTTGAATAGAGAATTCGTTCGTTGTTCCAATAAACTGATTCAAGAATGGAATGCGAGTATTGCGGCCCAGTGTTTCTCGGTTTGGATTTTCAACAAGTACGGTGTTCAACTCTTTAAGGCTGCCGAACATTGAGCTATACCCATCGAACAAGTTTTTAATTTGTTCCGGGTGCATATCAATTCCAAGGTTATCATTCATAAACAAAGCGGTATCTTTCCAGAATTGTGCTGTTGTTGCCTTAGATTGCTCGGCTTTCAATTTGTCTTCACGAACATAATTCGTTGTGATTTTGCTTCCGAATGCCGAACGATTAAGAACATTCTGCATTAATGGTTGAAGAATTGTTGGTGTTGCGGTCAACGTCAATTTCTCCATCGGATATTTCGCTGCTGAAATTTCAGATGGAGACACCGGCGCGAAAGTCTTCAAGGAGTGCGCTAACATATTCGCTCCCGCTTCCGTTAAGGAAATGTCACTCACCGCACCTTTTACGATATTAGTAGAGAAATTCCACGCCATTTGTGGCATACCAAAACCAACCGGAATCTTAAAGTAATGACCTCCGCCAATCGGAATCGGAATGTAACGGGTAATATCGCCAAGCTGATCCATCTTGTTGCCGCCCTCGTCGTCATCATCCATTGAGCGCAAGACGGTATAAAGTGCGGTCATGCCGGCAAGGTAAGCCACAAAACGCACTTGACCTTTACGGGTGGAAAGATAACGGATCAAATTAGCTGCACCCATCACGGTTGGTTGAGAGAACATATACAGTGCTTTGATGCCACGCATTTTGGAACCGGTCTTGCGGAAGTTGGTAAGCTCCAGAGTAGTGGCTGCCGCCTGTTTTGAATCAATGCCGTTTTCAACTAAGGCTTTGTAGGCCGCTAATGCCGAAACGGTATCAAACATTTTATTGTACCCCTCAAGGATTTTTCCAGCTTTCTCAAGTTTACCGGCAATCGGATTGTTTTCTTTTTTCAAGCGCTTGATTAAATCCACTTCGGATTTATCCAAATAAGTACCGTAGTTTGAAACACCACCCTCTTTGAGTAACTGTTTAAGCATACGCTCTGCCGGCACGCTATCACGCAATTCTTGACCAAACCCAAGGCGTTTAGTTGCTTGCCACACCTCTTTGTCAGCAAAGGCGTTCGCAATTGTTGCGCGACCGATTTTATCCATAGTCTTGCTATCCACTAAACGATTATTCTTATCGTAAAGTTTCTGAACGCGGATGAATTCTGATTTCTCCCAAGTATCACGCATCATATTCATTGGTGCAAACGTAACAGTCCATTGAGTAACGCCTCGTGCATACCAGCCGGTAGGTTTAGAAATGAGTTTCAGGAATGTATTAGCATATTCCACGTTATCATTGCGTAAAGCTTCCATTGCTTTACTTGGCAACTCATACTCATAATATTCACCTCTCTCTTTGCGGATCAGAACATTATCGCTTGAGCGGGTTAAGCCCTGCATTTTGCGTTTGCTAATACCAAGATTAGCCGTTGCCTGTTCCATTGCTTGAGCATCGGAATAGCCTTTTTCTTTCAGCATAGTGACTTCGGTTTCGTACAAGTCATCGATCTTGCCTTTGAATTCCGCAAATCCAGCATAGGTTGTAGATTTACCAACGGATTTCCACATTGCATCGATAGCATCTTCCGCTTCGGAACTTGTACGACCTTTTAGCGCTTTATCTCGTCCGATATTAACCGCGCTTGAACCTGCACCTGAAATAATATCGGTATCGACATCAGCATTCGGATCACCTGTTAATGGGACGTAATGGCGGTTCGCCTTGTACTCTTGATATTCTTTTTCAGTGTAACGCCCGCTTGCACGATCGATTTCCAAACGTGCTTGATTCAAGTCATAGATCATCTCAGCAACCGATTCTAAATCAGATTTACTAATACGCCGCTCGGTGTTCTTCATAATCAATTCAGCTTCCGGGATTGACCAGCCACCAGCAACACCGACTTTAAAGCGATTGCCTTTGTTTTTGTAGTCAGTGTTGTAAATATCCGCCTTGCGGTTTTCGTACTGCTCTTTTGCTTTAGCATAAGCATTACTCAAACGATTAATTTCAGCCATTGAACCGTTTTGTTTCGCGCTATCCAATAGACGTTTAGTGTCGCGCATTGCTTTTTCGTCTGCGCGTAACAAGTCCATATTTTTTTCGATGGAATAGCGCGCCGAAATCCAGTTACCCACCATGCGCTTCATGGTCAATTCATCAATCGGATTTTTTCCTTTCTTGGCCTCTTTGGAAAGCGCGGCAATTTTAGAAAGGATCGGCTTAAGATAGGCTTGCTCCAATTCGGAATTCATTGCATCACGTTTTCCTTTAGCTGTGTACATCGCATCTTTCAAACGACGTTTTTCATGGTCTCGGCTACTCGTGTTACCTGTCTGATCTGCAAGGCGCATGGAATCTATCCAATCATTCACTGGGCGGAGGCTGTCAGCCAGCCATTCATCCACTTTGCCCACTACCTGATTAAAGCGTTCTTTAAATCCTGAGAAGTCTTTGGATTTTAAGTTATCCCATACACCAGGTTCACTGTCTGCCACACCTGTCATTGCCAAATCGAGAGCAGATTGCATTGTGTTCGCACGAGAGAATAAAATATCCCCACCACGATCTTCATCTAATTGATTTGTCGCGTGCTTAATTGCCTCAATTCTTGATTTAGGATCGGTAGAATCATAGGTAAAGATCTTCACCCCTGATTTTTCCAATACATCATAGGCATTTTTAGCAAGGTTATCAGGCACAACAGCACCAGCAAAGTTGCTGAATTGTGTAATATCTTTCGCTTTACCCTCAAAATATTCAGTTGGCAATGCTTTGAGTTTATTTAAAAACTCATTAACTGCCATTCTATTTTCTTGAGTGTCTTTGATGCCGGCATAACCAAATGCTTTTGAGGTGTTTTCATCCACCACATTCCATAACACATCGTAAATATCTAAAGTGCTTACCCCTAATTTGTTCGCTAATAAATCACCCTCTTTTTTAAGAGTATTTTTTGCAATTTCAAATTCTTCTTTAGATACGATTCGATGTTTATTAGCTTGAATATCAGCAATAGATTTAAACTTAGGCGTAACAGCCGCACGCACGTTAGGCATTCCATAATTAAATGATTCGCCGCCTCGTAAATCTTTTTTTAGTTTTTTCACAACATTTTCAATGGTATGCGCAACGTATTTATTGCGGCCATGACCATTTGTACCATTCCAAATTTTCTCTTTAACTGGTATGGTTTCAACGATACTATCAACATAATCACGGAAAGCATTTTCATGCTCGCTAACTGCCTTGCGCATATTTGATAATGTTTCGACTGAATCTAATACTTTTTTAGATTCTTGTAATTTCAATCCCTCTTTTACTCTTGATTCAGCGAATGTGCGAACAGCATATTTATCCCCATCCAAGGCTTGTTTTGCACGAACAATAACATTTTTGAGCGATGGCGATGGAGATACTCTACCCTCAATATCTTTGATGTAATCCTTGATAAATTCTCTGAATAATCCCTCAAATTTATCCGCGCTTTCGATGGATGAAATATCTTCCTCACTGATGCCGGCTTTAATTGCTTTTTGAATGGACGGATAGTCAGCGTGTACGCTTTTCGGAATATCTTGATGGGCTTTTTTATACGGAATATTCTGCTCTTTTAAGAATTGATATTTAACGGCATCACTATCAAGCATAGCTTGTCTTGCGCCAGTATCTTCTAGACCTTGAGTAAAGTAATAATCAAAATCTCCATCTCCAACCTCTTTAGCTGCTTTCTCAAAACGGTTAAATAATACATTTTTATCTTTAGCTGAATACTCATAGCTAACTTGAGGATAACGAGGCGAATAAATGTCACTTCCGAACACTTTGGCTTTGTTCACGCCTTTAGGATCAATATAATCACGACTACCAATTAAAGTGACTTCGCCAAAATTGGTTAATGGATTGCTTTGTTTTGCCACGGCAACGGATGCCAATGGCAAGCCGCCCATTTTATCAGCGTGCATAATGCCGCCTGCGCTAATGTTGTGCATAACAATTAAATCACGTTGATATTCTGATTCGCCTTTTCTACTAAAACGAATATCATCATTCTCGCTTGAGAATACCCCCGTATTAGAGGATGCTGATTTAATTTGATTGGAGTTGAAGATAGCTAAGTTTTTAACTCCGTCCTCATTTACATAAAAACCATCAAATCCCAAGTCTTTGATTGATTCAATGATTGTTCTATCCTCTATCCGTTGCCATTTACCTTTTTTTATTTCACTAACAGCGCTAGAGCTCAATCCGGCTCTCACCGAAAGTTTCCCAACGTGTTTTTTGTTAGTGTAATCAAAAGGATTCTTGGAAGAAATAAATAACGGCATAACATTTGCACCATCAGCAAACTCTCCGCTATTTTGTGTCACAAACTTATCAATAAATTTCGGATCGTCAGATACAAAATGAACACCTCTATCATTGCTAAATACATTAAAACTATTTAATGTGCCATGATAAACCACTAACGGCTCACCGGTTTTAGGATTTACAACCTTACTTGCATTTTCAGGATCGTTTTCCCAATCTCCGAACCAGGCTTTAAACTCAGGCGAGCGAACTTGTTGCCATTGATGGAACGTGAGTTCTGTTTCGCCATTTTCCTTGGCTTGGTTGTAGCGTTCTTCGGTAAGTTCTTCATTACGGCTAAAGCGTACGTTATCGTTTTCATTAAAATTTCCAACCGCACTTTTCTTAATATTGGCGACAAGATTCAATACATCCTCATTAGAGAATTGCGCTGCACGTTCGGCGCCAAAGATTTTTGCCAAGAACTCTTTAATTCGTTGTGCGGTCATTGCAAGCCATGACTTAGCGGATTGGCGTTGCCCTTTCTTGATTTCTACACCGTAACGAGTTTCCAACTCATTCCATTTACCGGTTTCATTGGCCGCCATGATCTCGGCGATCGCTTCTTCAATTGCTACCGTGCGATTTGTTGCGGCTAAGTCATCTGTGTTTTTGCGTTGCGCTTGGATGGCATCAGCAATCTGACTTACCACCTTGTTCTTGCCAACTTCTTGCATTAAGTTGTCATAAGTGCCTTTGTAGCCAACATTGATTCCACGGTGCGCCATTTCGTGCCATGCAACGAACTGTAAGCGTTCATCTTTGGTCATGGTTTTGGTTGGTTTAATGCTGTCAGCGACAATAGTAATTTTGCCTGTTTTTGGATTGAACCAGCCTTCAACATCAGACGTGATTAGATTCTTCACGTCTTTTGGCGGGTTAGTAAAAGTGGTAACTTCAATATGTTGCGCGGCTTTACCAAAGGTCTTATTGATTATTGCTTGCGCACGTTGAATTTCCTGATTTGTAGAAGATTCTTGGTTATTTTTTGCGCTTTGGTATTGACTTAGGTCGGCTTCGGTTTTAATATCTCTCATAGAAAGGTTAGCGTCTGATGTAAGATCCCAATGCAATTGAAGCGGATGGGTTTTCAGAAATTGCTGACCTTTTGTCTTATTTAAATAAAGTAAATCATCTCTAAATGCCTTAGTTAGCTGACTATCAAATCTTCCGTAAACACTTCTCACATCAATAACTTCAACATTTCCTTTTCCCAAATTAATATGCAAAGCTGATACAACCGGTTTATTTTTTCCTGTTTTACTATCAGTTTCATTTAATTCAGTTAAAATAACGTAAGAATCTTTGCGCGTACTTGATTTAAATACAGCCACCGGATTATTCATCTGTTTCGGGATCTGTTTCAATGTTTCAGGTGTTAAATTATGAATATGACTATGATCGCCTTTATCAATACCTAAGTATTCCCCCATTACTTTTTGAATAACCGCACCGGTGATACGAATTTTTGAATCAGGAAGCCCTAACATTTTTAAGACATCTGGCGTCGTCCCCATTGAGATTCGACCTTGAGCGACATTACCACTTACAACATCATCCACCGCTTTCGCAAAATCAGAATCAGCCGATTCATTCAGACTTAATCGGATATCTTCATCAACATTCTTCGCTTGCTGCAATGAGCCTAATTTATCGAATGCCATATCACCAAACATACTGGCTTGTGATAGATTGCCCTGTGTTTGAGCCTGATCTAAATATGCACCCAACACTTGCGCAATGCGCTTTCCACTACGGCGATTTTCATCAAAGATGGTTAAGATTTCTCTTGCTTCCGGAGACAAGTCACCGACAAAATCATTCTGTGCAAGATAATCACTGATTTTGTAACCTTGCGCATTGAGTTGATTGTATTTTTCTACCGCTTGAATAATGTCGTTGGAAATGCTGACATCAGAAAGCACGCCTGAATTAATATCTTGCTGAGTTTGAGCCACTTTAGGCGCAAGTGCGGTTAAGGCATTGAGTACGTTTTTAGCCCCTTGGTCGGTATTCTCAATCAATCTTGATAAGGTTTGACTGTCTCCATAGGCTTGATACAACATTGCATTACGAATGCGTTGAACGCCTGTTTGACTTAAATTGCCTTTACCGTCCAATAACTCATTACGCAAGTTTTCCGGTTGGTTTTGTACGAATTGACGAATGAACTGTTGATTATCCGGTGAATTAATGTCGCCGTTATCTCCTGCGATAAATGAATCCATGCTTGGCAAACGGCGCGCATCCACTTTCGCCTGTTCTAAATCAGACATCCGCATTCCGCCTTGCTCATTGGAATTAATTGCGACTTGCGCAATATCTACCGGTGAAGTTAAGCGGCGAACAAGTACGGGATTTTCTACGGCATCTAATTGAGCTGAATCAACACCAAAATGACCGGCATTATCTTTCAAAAATTGGCGATAGCCCTCTGCGCCACCCTCTTGATAGGCTTGACGAATTGCCATTGTGCGACCGTTACCGGCTATGATTGTTTTGCCATCTAACGCAAGCAAAGGTGCCCCCATATCCATTGTTGGACTGGAAGCAAGTTTGCGCGGATCTAAATTACGAGCAATTTGATTAATTTGTGATTGACTTGCCGTTCTGTCGCGATCACGGAATTGGTTGTCGTCTTTTTGTTGCGTAGGTGAAAGCATAGAAGCATCCACTACTTCATATTGGAAAGGTTGATAATTACCATTGCCTACATCGATTTCATCATTTGTACCGCTGACAACTCCGTCTCTTGTTTCTGGGGCAATATTGGCGGCAAATTGCGTATTACTTGTTGGACTTACTGATTGTTGATCTTTGGTGTTATATTCTCTCGCCTTAGCAATATAATCCTCAATCCATTGGCGCATGGCTTTACCATCTTTCGGATTGAGTCCGTAGGCTTTTGCAATATTTTTCAACTCACCAAAACTGCGGTCGATAACAAATTGAATTTTTGCGGCATTGTCGGCGAATACCATCGGATCGCTGATGAACTCATTTGCCCCGGTTAAATCCCCTTTTCTGAATTTCTCAATAGCTTTTGCTACATAAACCGCACGCTCCATTTGTGGATCAATTTTGAATTCAGGCTGATTTGGTTGCGCGGTCTGCTCCTCACCAAAGAAATCTGATTCAAATTGTGCATTGTCTTGCTGTTGAACACGGGCATCTTCTTCCATTTGGCGGGCGCGGGCGTTCGCAATACCGGCATTATTCAATGCTTGAACACGGCTCGCAGAAACAAGATCGCCTAAATCGGCTGCACCTTGATTGAGCATGTCAACGTAATTTTTTAACTGACTATCAATCGCTTCATTGCCGGTATTAATGTGATTTAACAGGGTGCGTTTTTGGTTATTGAATGCGCGGCGGTCGGTGTATGTGTCTAATCCACCCATAGCAGAGCCGAACACGCCACCAAGCACAGCGCCATTAATGGCATTATCCGCCATACCATCGTTTAAATCTTTGTTCGGGTTGTAGTTGTCTTGCTCAGCCTTGTTCAAAGCATATTGCTCACCAACACCCTGAATGGCTTCGGTTCCACCCTCAACCATCGCACCTTTTAACAAGCCACCTTTAATGGTTTTAGCTGGACTACCCAAGCCCCAGAAGCCACCACCAAGACCGCTTACCGCATTTGTCGATAAATCTGTTGCAATTGCCGCAGGATTTAACGCCGCATCACGACCAACTTTATCGGCAAAGGACGCTTTGGCTAAATCGTAAAGTTGCTCTACAGACTTCCCTTTTCCTTTTTCACTGTCAGCAATTTCATAGTAAGCGTCCGAGAATTGTGGGATTTGAGATAGCTGCTCATTCGTCATCGCCATCACATCATCACGTTTTTGACTGTAACGGCTACCGCCTGACATTGCAGACATCGTGGCAGTGATACCCACCATATTCCAATATTTCTGCGGAATGCCGCGTTTAGCCGCTTGTTCTACAGCGACTTTGCCTACTTCTTCGGCCGCTTCTTTTTTCAGCAACATCTTACCGGCTTGTTTTACACCGAATGTGGCTGCTTTACCTGCACCAAGCGTTAAAACAGTATCAAGGTTTTGTCCGATCAGGGAACCAAGATTGCCTGCCCACCAACGCACATTACGAATCCCTTGATCTTCGCCATCAAACGCATTCTGATTTAATGCTACTTTCATTTCATCGGACATAGTCGCAAGGTTTTCATCCGCACCTTTCCCAGCCCAATCACCAACCTTATGCAACCAATCTGCACCGGTTAAAGCGCCTACTCCATGAGCAATGTCACTAATCCCTTTCCACGCACCCATTTGTACCGCATCCACCGTATCAGCGAGAATGCCTTGTTGTTCGGGTTTTGTACTTTCCGCTGGCATATCAATATAGGTTCCACCCGTGTCATTGCCTTTCTTGCCACCGGTATTGCCGCTGATAATGCCAATCATCTCTTTGTAGTCTTTGTCGGAAAGGTAAAAGCTCATGTTATTTGCCCTTAAAATTTAGTAATAAAAAAGACCGCACTTTTTAGGTTGCGGTCTGTTATTTGCCTAATCCGTAGTTGCCTGTCGGGTTAACTACCGGCGCATTCTTCAATGCCACCTCTGTCTTGAATTTCTCCAAGTCGATGGCTTGTTTGCCTGTTTGCAATTGGAGGTCTGTTGTCAGTTTAGCGGTACTTAATCTTTCATCTAGATTCAATCTTGCCTGTTGCGATTGTTGATTGATTTCAACTTCAAGCCTTTTGATCTCCAACTCTTTCTCTTTAATCTGGACTTTCATTTGCTCAATCTGCAACTGATTCTGCATGCGCATTTGCTCTAACTGCATTTCATGTTGTTGTTTCTGTTCCGCCATCTGCATTTGCATTTGAACTTTGAGGATTTCCGGGTCTTGCGGTTGTTGTGATTGTGCTTCCTGCATTTCTTGTAACTTCTGCTCGTACTCCTCACGTGGAATCAGCATGGTTTGCGTTCCCATACTCATAGATTGCATTAAGGTTTTCGCGCCATCGTACCAATCAAAAGCGTGCATTAATTGTGGGTGCTGACCGAACTTCTGGAAAATATCGATAATTTGTGCAGTCTGCGTTTCTTTTACCAACAAAGCGGAAGTGCCACGCGCCACCACTTGCATATCGCCTTTAATGGAGGCATCTTCCGACATATTCATGTTGTATTCGTAGAATCGGCGGATCAGCGGTTTAGTAACGGCATCATCCCACTCTTTAACTTGGCGGCGACGAACGGCATTTGCCGCATTCATCAACATAGACATCCCACCTAATGTTGGCGTGACTTGCCCTTGCTCACCTTGAGCAATCATAGGAAGCCCTGATTCCTCGTCCATAAATGACTTGGAAAGCTGAATAATGTTAGCTAATTCAGCTTGACGACTACCAATATCAAAAATGCCAAAAGCACGTTGTGCTTCAAATTGCGCATTTGCAGTGGCTCTATCATTGGTTTTCCAAAGCTTGTAAGGCGATAATTCCCAGTTTCCATCCACCGGAGTTAATACACTGCTATTCACAACAGCTTGCGGCCCAATACCTAAAACCCCGTTATCAATCATGCCACGCCAGGCGGTATTAAGGATTTCTTGCGCATCGCGACAAAGGTAAGGAATACCAAAGCCAAATACACAACAAACATCCGGCTCACAGGTATAAACAGAATAAGGAAATTCAGCGGTTTCCAACGGATTAAGATTCACGCTTAAAATCTTGCCGTTACCAGCCATGACAATCACACCATCAATTTCCAAATTAGCGGCGCGTGATTCTTCATCATTTGGAATGTTTAATTTGTTTTCATCGCCCAACTGTGCATTGGCACTTTCTAAAACGCTTAATGGAATGCCGCCATGATATGTCCATAGTTCGTAGCGACCATCCTTGCTCTGCGTTTCAAGACCTGAAAGTGTTCTTAATGTATCAACGTATCCATCCATATCGGAACTTGCGGTACGCGTATCGGAGCCTTCCAGTTCACACAGTTCAAGAATACTTTCTTTTAAGTAATATGGATTTTTAACCATCGCCTGTAATTGCTTCTTCGTCACATAACTACGTTCAAACACAAACTGACAGTCTTTAATTGTTGGCGCAGTCATATCCGGCACAAAATCCCACGGCAAGACTAAACGTGCAGCAGGAATGGTTTTGCTTACGATTTCACCAACCCAATTCCCTAATTCATCTTGGCTCCACGCTTTAGATTCCACAACGTCAACCACCGGCGCACGTAAAATACCCGTACCAAGCACGGCGGCATAATGTAAGCACAATCGAGCTTCTGCCGCGTAATCACATTCAAGCAACTGGTCATCAATCAATTTCTCCATTGCTTCGGCGCGTTCTTTCGCTTCCTGCATAACTGCTCGGGCATTGGTGATTTGCGCAGACAAATTTGGATCTTGGTTATCGGGCTGTTTGGCTAGATTCGCAACATCCGGCATTGGCGTTGGTGAAATACCGTAGTTTTTATCGTCACTTGGGAAAAGCATATCTGTCATCTGCGCCGTCCATGAATCAGTTTTGGCACGCGTATAACCGACAAATACTTTCGATTTATTCGTTTTAATACTGTCTTCGTACTGATTACGGTACTGATACATATCTTTCACCCAACGCTGGACGACCGGTTGGCGCTGTTTGATATGCTCTAAAAGTCTTGCGTGCAAATCTGACCCGAAAGCTGTGATAGCTTCCAGAAGTGCGGATTGTTCTTCTGCCATTTTTAATATCCTGTGACTGAGCTAATCGCTTGATGTGGTTTAACGTTGATGATTTGTTGTTTGAATAGGTCAGGCATAGCGCCTAAACATAAATATTGGTTTGCATCATGTGGATGTGAGTAACGGTTTTTATCTGGTGATTCTGTGTATTTTTCTTCACCGCTAATATTCAATTGACGATAGGCATAACCTGTTTCATAGCCTTTAATTAAAACTCGGCAATGCGGACTGATAATCATCGCAGGTTGCCCTTTTCCAACTAAGCGAGATAACCACCAACGCACAGCTTCAAGTCGTCCCGTGGTGTTGTTTGTGTCTGCTGGGCGTGCATTGAATCCGTTTTCTAACAAGATTTGAAAACAGGTTTTTTCATCGGTTTGCGCGCGCTGCACTCCGGCAGGGTCACCAATGATTTCAACTTCACAACCTGCATATTTAGATCGGATTAAAGGAGATAGCTGATCTTGAATGAATCGTTGAATCCCCATTCCGGTAGCAACTACTTCATCAGTAATTCGCAATTGACCAACTGGTGAAACTTGCCCAATGATAGCGGCAGGCGTTAACCCAAAATCAAGACCAATGAATGTAGGCCATCCTTTAACCGGTAATAATTTATCTTTTGAAACGTGTAAATCTTTGTTGAAGTGATCCATATAGACGGGTTTACCTGTTTGAACAGTCGCAAATTCGTTGCAAATACGAGATTTAATCCAGCTTAATGTTTGCCCTTGAAGGTTATCGAACCAGTAGCCATAGCCTTTTTTGTGGTTTTCTACGTTTTCCGCTAACGGATTAGCGACAAAGCGGTGTCCGTGATAGTCCACGTATAAACCGTTTTCGATATTCGCTTTGACTTCACCAGATAACGATTCAAACGGTATGCCAGTAACATCAATTAACGCGCCAGGTTGTGTGAAGAACGCCCAATTCTTAGGCGTAAGGCTTTCGCCCGTTTCTTCATCGAGCGCCATTTCAAAGGTATGCCACCAGTGATCGTCATCAGGTGAGTTGGTATCCATAATCATGCCGTTCCACGTTGCACCATCGAACCCTTCCGAAACTCGTTTTTCAGGAAAACGACCAGTACGCGTTACCGCTTCCGTTACCAACATCACCGGTAAGAATTGCGCTTCGTTAATCCAAATCCCCGTCAGCTCCAAGGACATTAATTTTTTTACATCCTTTGGTTTATCCATTGAAAGGAACATAAACTCCGCTTCTACCGTGGTCTTGCCATCAGGATGATTAATTTTCATCATCCCAGAGATCGGGCTATCGTATTTAATCGGACAAATACTTTCAGGAATCCATGCTTGAAAGGTCTTAATCACCGTTCCTTTTAATTCAGGATAAGTGTTTCGCACGCAAGCCCAACGAGTACGGCGAACGCCATCAGAATTAGGTTCTTGATTTAAGCAAATACGGAACATTTCCATTACGCACCCAACTGATTTACCACTCCCAATCGGGCCACGAATCGCTTTAACCAACTCATTTGATTTATGCACTCTACGAAACGTAGCGGAAGCACGATAATTAATCTTCATCGCTACCTTCCTCGTTATCATAAAAGTCGATGGCATACTCGACCTTGTGTTTGCTTGCCGCTTTTGCGCCGAGTTCTTGCGCTAATTTATCCGCTTTCAGCAAGGTTTCTTTCGTTTGCGCTTTTCTCAATTCTATTGTTTCAAGAGTAAGTGCAATATTGTTGTTTGTGCTATTCAGGCTCTCGATACGCCCCACCGCTCTATCTAGAGCAGCTTCGGCAGATTTGATTAGCTTAAATGTGATTTCTTTATCTTCTGCCGTTTCACACCGCGCCAAATCAGCGGTGAACTTCTCAATGCTTTCAATTGCCGAGATGGCCCGTTGGCGCATTAAGTCGATTTCGTCTTTTAAGCTAAAATCAACTACAATATCAAAGGCGGATTTGTCCTTGAAGAATCGCGCATAACCGCCATGAATTATCGGTCTCCCCTCTAAAACTTTCGCAGTCTTTTTCGCAGTTTCATTTGCGACATTCGCACTTTTCGCAGTTTGTTTCGCGATTTCGCAATTAATTTCGCAGTTTTCCTCTAAATCTTCTTTAGATTCAATAACTTCAGATTTCGCAGTTTTGTTCGCAATATTTTTAGCGGCTTTCTTGATTGCTTTTACTTCTCTGTTATCGCCCTTTTGGATTTCTTCCATCTGTGCAAAGGCGGTTTCAGGCTTTTTGATATATCGTTTAGCACTGGCAAAGTTCAAACCTTTCTTGCGGCACCACTCCATTACAGATACACCGGTTCTTGCGTAAGACTTGATGTATTCTATTTGTAGTGCGTTCCAATCTTTTTTTGCCATAAACGAGATATAAAAAAGCCCGTGGCTAGACGGGCTGTTGAGTTACTTCTTATTTGTTTAACTTCTCAATTTGCCACTCACGAATCTTATCAATGCGATTTAGGCACATATCACGCTCACGCTTGAGAACAACTGAGTATTGAGTAATGTCGCCGTAAGTGCTGCCGTTAAATCCTGTCTTATCCAAGTGAGCCACATAAGCAGGCGGTAATACAGGACAACCGGTAGCTTGTGGTTTACCTGCGCAAGAACTCAACAACATTACGAGGAGCGGAAGCATTATAAGGATGGCTTTGTTTAACATCTTGTGGGATTGATTTAATAACTTCATCTGATTCGCTCCGTGCTTCTGCTTCTTGTTTCGATAGATCTAACATGATTCGCTGATTTTCAGCCGCTTCGTCTTTCAGTCTTGTTATCTCTTTATCTTTTTGAGATAACGCTTGCGCCTGCTCTTTGTTGTCGGCTCTTAAGTCAATAATAGTGTTGTGCTGGTACCGCAAAACGCCGAGCAGGCACAAAACCGCAACGACACCAACACATATCGCACCAAACTTAATCCGCTTAATTAATTGTTCACCGGGGTTAAACATAAATCACGCTCTCTTATTCTGCGTTTCATGATTGACGGGTGTGGATTGCCGTTTACGTTGGCATAATTCGTAAATGTGTTACACATACGCACAAAGTCTTTATCTAAAGCCGCTTTGTATAACTGAGTTTTAAGCCGCTTACCCGATTTTTTGTCGTAGTAGTAACGAGCGCCACTGCACCCTAGGTTGTGTACCACAGACCCCAGGGCGTCAATCTGATTTTGATTCATGTCGGCACCGTTAAAGTAAAGCATGATGCAATCACCTGCTTTCTTGAGATCTTTGGCATATTGCTCCGCTATTTCTTCATCGGTGTAGCGCTTATTTTCAAGAATCATTGTTCCGCCAGTAACGGCTGCGCCAATACCGTAAGTTAAAACATGGGCCGAACAGCGGTAAGGGTCACGGCGACAACCTTCTTCGTCGCCAATAGCTTGGGCCCCCTCTTTGCTGATCACAAGGTCATCCGCATAATCAGTGTAAACCTTGCCGACAATAACACTTACCAAACACACTGCGCCGGCTAACGTTTTTTTAACTGTTTTGTTCATTAATCAGATTCCCGTTTTTGTCGCGGATTCCCGCTCGAATTTCTTCGAGCTCCAGCATACGTTTTTTATATCTTGATTCCCGCCAATAGCCGCAAACCGTCACAATAATACCTATCAACACAGCCCATTCGGACAATGTAAGCGCACCGAAAAGCCCAGTAACCCAACCAAGAGCCTGAGACTCAATCGGCATATCCTTAAAAACCTGCATTTTTACCATACTCCACCCCGCTTATTTTCGAGGTAATAAAAAAGCCCAATCCGTTAAGATTGAGCCTATGGAATTCTTGCCAATAAAAAACCGAGATGCATTAATTTACACCTCGGCTATTGTTAGAAATAGTAATGCAAAATTAGGGTTAAGTCAATTTATAATCACTTTTGATGAGACTGTTCAACTTGGCAAATATACCCATCGCAATCTTGATTTAAGTCTAAATGATAGGCGGTCCATAACAACGCCACCGCAAAGAGAATCTTGAACATAATTTGTCCTTTTTCGTGAATTTGAGGTGTAACAATCCGCCGCACGGATTTCTTGGGGAAAAGTGCGGTCGGATTTTACGTTGTTTTATAGGATGTCTAACTGAAAGCCTGTTGCCTTAGGATTGTAGGCCCGAAGATATTTTAATACGCGCCAGTTATTGCCTTGCTCGCATTCAAATTGCCCCGTGATGCGCCCTAATACTTTTTGTGATTTTTGGATGGTGTGGCGATATTCGTAAGCCACACCATAAACGGAAGCGGCGTAGTGCGATCCAATTTGTTTTAATGCCGGGTGAAGTACTTGGCAAAGTTCCGTGCCACGCAATAAAGCAAACCACGCCCATACAAGCTGTTGGAGTTCGTACTCGGTAAATTCAAAGGTGAATTTTTTCTCAGGTTCGGGCAGTGCTGGTTGTTGCGCTATTTCGTATTTTCCCGTTTTGCGAATCTGCGGCAGCACTTCTTCAAAGACCCACGCCTCAAAGGGTTCTGCTTCCGGTTTACGGGATTTTATGATCAAGCGGTAAAGATTTGGTTCGTTGATGAATGTCATTTCCTGATCTGCACTTTTTGTAGGGGTGTAACGTTTAGTTACGCCCCCTTGTTTGCAATGATCTTGTAATGCTTTTCTTGAATTTGTATATCCAAGAATGGCGCAAACATCCGTACCGCAAAACCAAAATTCACCTTTTGGATCTGAAATCACGCGAACAGGAAGATCTTTAAAATTAAATGTTGAGAATTGAATTTGAGTATTCATGCTGTTTATTCCTTTTTGAGAGGATGGATAATTTACCCATAATTGGGCGACCGACGGCTCAAAACCAGTAAACAGTCTGGCGGAGTTATTCCCTTTCGGTATTGTATTCCTCGCACCGTCGGTCATTGATTATTTGAGAATTTTATAATGGCGGTAAAACTCTCAAATTTTAGATACAAAAAAATCACGCTGACGGGGTGAATTAATTCCGCTGTTTATAAGGCTTTTGAGACCTTGAGCGAAATATAGATCTTTTTGGAAAACTTGTAAAGAAAAATCTACTTGCAAATAATATCAGCCGCTTTAGATTCTATCGAACGAGGAGATATGCGTTTAATCTTAATTTCATTTTCTTTAAATGTGACATCTTGTATTGTCTTACCATTCTTTGAAGTCATTTGACGTCCAACAAAAAATTTTTCACCGGCACAATCAAATAGTACAACTCTAAATTTTTGACAATAAGGCATATTCCCCAAGCATTCATTATACGAATCCGCAATTAATGCTGATGTATATGTTTGATTAGCTTTTAGGATTAATGACATATCTAGGTAGGTGGCAAATTTTCCATACTGGTCGGTAAATTCGCCTAATTTAATTAGATCATTCTTTTCTTCTCGGCGTGGTGGTGGCTGTATTTGTCCGGCTTGCGATATTGGGCTAACCTCATTTGCTTTCCTTTTGTTGATACAATAACTCACAGCTTCACTAAGCCCCAATTTTGATTCGGTTCGTGCACAATTACACACTTTCTGAACATAATTTTCTAAAGCAGGCACATCAAATTGTTGCTTGTTTTCGGCAGCTTTTTTAATAAACGCCTGTCTTAATTCGCTTTCGCAGTTTTTGTGATTAATGTTTATGCTTGGCTTATTCGGGAAAATTGATCCGTGATCGAATAAATTAAACACCAATGAAACAATAAAGACCAATCCCAACAAAGATAATATTTTTTTCACAATCAATTAACCTTACCAAAACAAACAAAATTGAACTCACTCGCACCCAATGAACCCGGCATAATTTTTTTCCATTTGCCTACATAATTTTCAGAATCCACAGGAACCCCTTTTTTAAATGCGCTACCGGATAAAAATCTACTACTTTGATTTATACAGTCATATTCATCTTTAGTTATTAACTCGCAGAATTTTTCCTTTTTACTACATTTCCTATACACCATTTTAGACCACGCAGTTTTTGTTTTTCCTCCATCTGAAATTGAATTTATATCAATATAAGTTAAATCACCATCGTAATTAGATCCGATCTCAACCCATTCTGGTGATTTAACCGGAGCCGCATCAATTCTTGATGAAGACTGACACCCACTCAACAAAACCACACCAGTCAAAGCCACCAACAAGCCCTTTTTCATAAACAAAAATTCCCATAACTAAATTTCTTTAAATTATAGGAGCTTCTTTGTTTTTTTGTCTGTGATCTAATTCAAAGATCCTCTATGTTTAAGAATAATTTACAATTCTGACAATTCACTTCTTAACCGCTTCTTAATCACATCTTCCGCACCACTCATTTCTTCGTAGCAATGGCGTTCAAAATCCACCACAAGCGCATTGAGGTAACGCTTAAAGTAGGCTTCAGTGCAATCAATGGATTTCATTAAGTGATAGATATTTGCGCGTAACTTCCCTTTCCCTTTGCATTCAGGACATTCGCGTTTTTGCACTCTACCCACCTCGCCGGTGCCACGGCAGCGTGGGCAAACATTCGATTTGCGGACTTCATTTAATTCACGGATTCGCAACTGTCTCGCCTCAACACTATTTGGGGGCAACCCATTTTCTTCGGCAATTTTGTTGGCTTTATCAATCACGGATAAGTGTGCATATTGCGACCGTAAATAGCGTTTTCTGAGGGCGTTAAGGTGTTTTAATTGACTTGGTAAAGGTAAATCGCAAACCATATCCACAACGTATGATAGCGCTTCTGTCGCGTGTTCAGTCAATCCACATTCTTCGCACCAACTTTCTGCATAGCTGTTCACAAACTCGCGAGAAAACGGATCTTGCCGGTATTTACACATCAATAAATGATACCCGAACATAAATTCCTTTTCGGCCTGAGCAAATGCAAAAACAATCTGCTCCTTATAAAGCGGACTTTCCCCACCTCTCCCGGTAGCCTCTGCGCTCACGCATTTCGGATTGTGAAGTTTAACTAATAACTCAATGGATTTGCTCATTTAAGACCTCTACGCTTTTCAATTAGTCGGCATTTTTTATTAAAAATCTGTTTAATTTTTTTCAAATCTTCTTTTGAGTAGTTTCTTATTCGCTGATCTGCTTCAATTTCCTCAACCTTTGCCAATCCAACTCGATCTATTAAACCAAGCCTGAATTGCTGATAGTTTCCACCCAAATATCGGTTGCACTTTTTACATTGCCCAAAAATGTTTAACGTATAAAATCGCAAATGTGCCGCACTACCACGACTACGATAATGCCCGGCATCAAAACCACCACCAAGTTGGTCGTTTGTAAGAGGTCTTCCACAGGATATACAAGGCTTATTTTCGTCACGCAACCGAATATATCGATTCACCGCACTTTGCGCTTCTGACGTTAATTCTCCCTTGGTTTTAGCTTTTTCTTTAAGTACAGCCATTCTTTTACGAGATTCAATACGCTCTTGCTTATCTTTCTTTTCTCGCTCTTTGCGGGATTGTTCACGAGATAATTTAATTGCACATTCCGGCGAACAAACCTTTTGCGTACTACTGAACGTTTTTACAAAGTAGCTCCCACATACTTTGCATTTATGCTGTTTTGGTGCCTTAGCCATTAAAACACCCCTAACTTGTAAGCCATCCAGACCAAAAGGACAAAAATAGCTAAATCGCCATAACCAGTTCTCCCGTCGAAAAACAGCCCTAGAAACATTAAAAAACAAACAAAACAAATCACCGTCTCACCCCGTTAATCAAACTCTTATTCTTACTGCCTGACTGTCTCCATTTGCGCCAGTCATCACGTTCTTTTGTTAGTCCACGTATTAATCGTTTGCTTTCGTCATCAACTGCTTTACGTGCAAAGCCAGCCTCTATTTCACCCATGACAATTTGTACTTCAAGTTCAACACAATCGATATCATCTATCCCAAAAGGATCTTCGAAAGGAGGAAATGTTTCTTTACTCATCAAACCACCATCCATCACCAATAAACCAATCCAAAACAACCACAATTACAGCAATAAAAATCATCGCAATGAGCAGGAGTAAAATTACCTCAATCATCGTCCGTAAAATCCCCATCTGTCGTTAAATTTAACCCCATTCGCCGCGCCGTAAGCTGTGACATATTCAATTAGGCTTGCCATTCGTGACACGCTCATTTTTGCCGAGCTTTCACGGATATTCACAAATTCACCCTCAAGCCCCGGCACAACATCCGCTTTTTGATTAGTGGCGATTGCATGACCGGAAATAAATAAGACTTTCCATTGCTCCATGGAGAGTTTACGCCCCATAAATTCGGCTTGGTTCGCCACGTCTTGGCACATAGCGTGAAATTTCGCATTTTGCTCAAGGTTGCGTGTCATCGGTTGGATTTTGATGACTAACGGCTTTTTATCGTCCGTTGGTAAATCTTGGATAAATGACTGGCAATTTGACCGCACTTGCTCATTGCGTAAGAAAAATGTTTGCTTGTCAGTCATTTTCGCCATTCCAAATTTTTAAAAGTGTTGATATGGACATTGCGGATAACTTGGCTCATTCCTTTATGTGCAGGGTTAAAAATTGCAAGCATGTTTCCACGGCAAACATCGGTGTATTTTCCTGTTGCTCCGTTCAAAAATTTCACACGCCCACCGATAATAAAGCGTATTTCTGTTGCTCTTTCAGCAACTAAAGCAAACCACTCTGTACTAATATCAACCGGCAGCAACATCACTACTAAGCAGTGGTGATTTTCAAATAGATCGACTGAGCGCTTGATAAAGCTTAATGGGCCACTAAACGGCGGATTGATGAAAATGCGCTCGTTTTGCAGCGGGTACGTTAAGAAATCCATTTCAGGCGTTACATATCGCTCAAGTTTTGCGTTTTGAGGTAGTGCGGCGCCATCAATCGTGAAGCCAAATTCAGCATGAATCGGGTTAAATAGCGAAAGTGATGTTGGATAGGTATCCTTATCAAATTGTTGCTCTGTCATGCCGCTTGTCCTCTCAATGCCGCCTTGCAGTTGGCGATGTGTGCTAATGTTTTTTCTTGTGGTAGATTTACGATTTTCTGTTCAATCATTTCCGGGATGTCTTCGAATTCAAATCCCGACCGCACTTTTTCGGCGGCTTCGTTCAAAATTCTTGGGATGGCTTTCAGCGTGTCATCAAGCGGTTTATTCCAGTATTGGTTGTAAAGCGTCTTGAGTACCCAATATTCAGCCTTGGATTGATATTCGAATTCGTGTTGGTTGAATCTCGCATAGCCCATGTAGTTTTTGTAACGCTGAATTAACTCTTCGGCAGTCGGTAGGCCCAAGGCGTGATAATCTTCAAACTGGCACCAAGCAATGAATTGCCCTACGCTCGGAAAAAATGGGCTTTCGGATTTTGCCGCTAAGTCCAATCCTCGTTTTAGGGATTGAGGATTCACAACTCCCGCTTTGAATAATTCTTCGAGCCAAACTTGCTTTGTTTCGTTGTACTCAATCTCGCTATCAAATGCGTGTTTCCATGCTGGGAAGATGGATTTCAATCGCACAAACATCCGGTCAATTAAGCGAACGGCGTTGCTGGGAATACTAGACTTTGTGACCGTACTTTTTGCGGGATCCATTGGAATTACGTTTTTCATCTCAATTCCTCCGGAATGAGTCCTGGATCGATATTTAATTTTCTACCAACAGCCCAAGAGCCATCATCGGCAAAGGCGCTTGTCTTTCGGGTGTTTGTAGTCGTTGCTACGTTGTCATCACGCCAATTCCATCCAGCTTTAAAGCCCTGCCAGTTGCGCTCGATGGATATTGTGATTGCTTCGGCAAGAGGTATTCCTGCTTTGTGCGATTCTCGCTGATAGCCAACAAGTACGGTTTTTGTGATTGCTGCTCGTTTTGATTTTCGGTGGGCAATAAAATCTTCAGCAAGCTGACCTACGATTCCGAATTCAGCGAGCAAATCCGATTCGCTTTTTTTGGTATTTTTTTTATTGTTATTTTGTATAGTGTTTTTATTGTTATTTTGTGTGTGAACTTTTTTCACCAGATCTGATGAACTTTTTTCACCAGTTTCGGAAAAATTTTCACCAGTTTTATCTGATGAACTTTTTTCACCAGTTTCGGAAAAAT